AAACCCCGACGAAGTGCATGATGACGGCACTGGATATGGTATTTATGGAGCACGGCTTGATCGCATGACTGCGATGCTTGCATGGCTGGCCGCGCACGGATATGCAAAGAACTCGCTTGAAGGGCAGGCGCGCTATATGGGCCATGAGGCCATGACCGATAGTGCATACGCTGCGACGAGGCGAGAATTAATGCGAGCGACCGAGGGGAATATTGGATCTGCCACTCGCATAATAACACCTAATTTCGAGGGGCCTACTATAGATAACAGCGAGGCCAGAATCCCAAATGTTAGAGCGGTCATCGATGTTGGAAAAACAACAACGGATCAGAGCGTAATCCCAGGTCAAAGCGATCCGCATAAACCTGGATTTGATCCTAAATCTGTCAAGTTTCATGATTTTCATCCAGATATGCTGCAGGTCAATCCGCTCGGCAGTGACAAACACTCAATGAATGAGATACATGATCATCGCAGTGTGGACAATGACGTTAATATCCATGTCGCAGGTAATTTTCCGGTAGAAAAAACCGAGCGCCCCTTGAGCCGACCGAGGAATGCTGATTTGATTAGGAACACGGCGAATTATGCCGCCTAGTGTGTGGGGCATTGCCATCGGTCATTTATAATAGAGCATCCATAGTCCTGCATTATTGAAATAATATATCCTAAATGTTTGCAGTCCATTTCCCCGCGCGCTACTGTATGGATATTGCCGCCATTTCCATAATCGTTACAGCTTGTCTTTGCCCGCCGATACATCATTATAAGATCGCCGCCCGTCGGATTGCCTGGCGGTGCAGGAACCTTATCTTGATAAGCTGCCACACATTCCCGCGGGATTTTGGTTATAGGCCCGCTACAATCTATTGGCGCCGCATGCACCTCACCGAGAATCATAATCCCGCCGAGGAACATCAAAAATAATAGGAATTTTAGCGCCTTTGGAAAAAGGAGCGCAAAGAGAATTAGAAAGAGGAGGGCGACGATCATAGCGATTTTCCTTTCTTGTTTTCGGCATATTGTGCAAGCCATGGGGCAGAAACACCAAGCATCCGATGCTGATCAAGAATTCGTCGAATCAGCTCGGAGACGGTTATGCCAATGCGATCTGCCTCGTTTTCAAGGAAATCGTTTTGCTTGGCATTGAGAACAATTGATCGTTTCATGGGGTTCTCTATAGCACCCGTTATAACATTTGTCAAGCCGAAATCGGATTTATAGATGGGGCAGCAATGGCTGAGAGCTTGGCAATTGTCGGCCGGCGGCGTGATGGCGAGCGGCGATCTTCGTGTTGTTTTTGATATTAAATCAGCGATTAATGGCAACCCAGGAAACGCGATTATCGCAGTCTACAATCTTTCGCCAAATACCGCGCAATCAATTTTTAAAGCAAAAACCGTAACCTTTGCCGCAGGCTATCAAGGCGGTATCGGAATGATATTCTCCGGCGATGTCGTCCAGGTGAACCTCGGCAAAGACAACGCTACGGATACGACGACGACCGTCTTCGCTAAGGCGAGCGATGTCGCGCACAACACAGGAGTCGTCAACAAGACTTTAAAGGCCGGCTCGACCGGAATGGATGTCTACAAGACTGTGTTGCAAGCGATGCCGGGAATGAGCCAAGGACGCATTCCCACTGATGCCCTGCAACAGCTGAAATATCCGAGATCAGTGACCATGTTCGGTCCCGCGCGAAACTTTATGCGGACGTTAGCGCAATCCATTAACGGCATCTTTCATTATGATGCACTCGCCCCGCAAGTTCATATAACGCAAAATAACGATATGGGTAAAGGGAGCCCAATTATTTTAAATAGCGACACCGGTATGATTGGATTGCCGATACAAAACTTAAATGGGATTAACGTGCGCTGCCTGCTAAACCCGCAGATACAGATTAATTCCGTTATTCATATTGACCAGAAATCTATCCAGAGAATCTCGCCTGATTTGACTGTTCAGGGGGAGCCGACATTAGGAGATACAGCTGGAATATTCCGTGGCGGCATAGATTCAGATGGACTTTACCGCGTCGTCTATCTGGAGCAAGTCGGAGACTCGCGCGGCGAAAGCTGGTTCTGCGAATGCAACTGCATAGCATTGTCTGGTGCCGGAACGCAGAGCCAAACACGATCTTTCCTGGGATAATCAATGGCTCTTTTAGATGCGTCATTTGCGCTAATCACGCATCCGAATCCGCGCCAGATTGGAACTATCATTCCCGACATTGTGATCGAAGAAATACAGCACGATCAGCTACAAATATCCGAGTTTCCGGTCGAGAGTGGTGCCCCGATCGCCGATCATGCATATAAGCGCCCCCCTGAAATCATCATGCGTTGCGGCTTTTCTAACAGCACGGCGCAGTCCGAGGGATATGTGCAGCAGGTCTATTTGCTCTTCCTCGAATTGCAGGCGCAATTGCAGCCGTTTAATGTAACGACCGGGAAGCGGCAATATCAAAATATGCTGATCTCGTCGCTGCTTGTGACGACCGATCAGGAAAGCGAATATACGCTTAGGGTTGTCGTTGGTCTGAAAATGGTGATCATCACGTCGACTTCCGGTGGTGGACTGTCTTCCGATCCTGCTACCCAGGCGGACCCTTCGCAAACATCTGGGACGACAAACTCTGGACAGGCATCGCCGGTTGGGCAAGGAACCGGCACCGGCAGCATTCCATAATGGCAGCGCAGTTTGAAATTCCCCTTTCCAGCGCGAATCAGACGCTATCGATAGCGCTAAACGGTGTTTCATATGTGCTCCGGTTCATATTTTGCCAGACAACAGATGCTGCGGCATGCTGGCTACTCGACATTAATGATCAAAACGACAATCCGATTGTGTGCGGCATTCCTCTTGTGACAGGCGCGGATCTGCTAGGGCAATATCAATATCTCGGATTTGGGTTCATTCTTTATTGCTTTTCCGATTCTGTTAGTTCAGACATCCCGACCTTTGCGAATCTCGGTACGACATCACATCTTTATTTTCAGGTGCCGTGATGGTTAGTCCATACATTGAGGAGATTCCAAACACTGCAGACGAAGATGCGATCAGTACAGCAATCCTCGGGCATCTTGCGCAAGCATGGTTCGCGATGCCGGCTATCGCGGCTCAAGATACCCAGGATGGTCATATAGGCCAATTGCAGCTGGCAATTAATGGAACCGTTATCGACGGCGACGGCAAGAAAACTAACCCGCCATACCCCATGCTGAACGAGGTTCCGATCCACCATCATGGCGGTGGCAAGAACGTTCATACAATGCCCTTTGTCAAGGGCGATGAAATCTTAGCTATATTCACCTCACGCCCGCATGACACCTGGCACCAAAACGGCGGGACGAGCAATAACCCGATCGACTCCCGCATCCATCATATGAGCGATGCGTTCACGCTTCGTGGTTTCCGGAGCGATCCGCGCAAGATCAAAAATGTTTCTAATGTGTCTGCTCAGGGCCGCAGTGAGGACGGTAAGCATACCCATGATATTCACCCGGTAAATGGGATAACCACGAAATCGGTTGATAAAGATGACAAGGCCGATAACCCATGGGCCGATGCAAAGAAGTATTTCCAATCGTTTGTGCTCGCTGCGACAGGCGTATATCATCAGGCAGTCGACGGGAATACAACGCACCAATCGACGGTCGACCACAACCAAATCACACATTCATTAAACGGCGGGCAGCATTCAATAATATTGGATTTCATTAAAAATACCATAGTTCATAGCCTGTTTAACGGTCAACATTCTATTAACCTTACTAGCGGCGGGATAGACACAATCTCGCAAACGCTTATATCTCACATTGCACCGAACGTCAACGTTAGCGGAGGGAATCATAACATTGAATCTATTACTAATATTTCTAAATTGCTGAAAACATCCAGCATTGCGCAACTGACAAATTATATAAAGTTCTAGTGTTCCAGCTTACAACGGCGCATAATTTACTCGACGGTACGGCTTCCACGCTAACCCTTTTGATGCCTACCGCGGACACGGATGGCAATCCTCTGTCCGACGGCATTACATGCGGCATAACATTTGGGGGCAGTATCACAACACTGACATTCGTTGGCACAATGAAATTTACACCGCCGACAAGCGCGAGCGCAGGGCAAGTGCTCAATTTCCGCTACAGCATCAACACAAGCTCTTGGTGGAATGCATAATGCGATACCGCAAGCTCGCGCAGCCACCTAACGTTAATGTTTTCAATTATCAAGGGGGCGATTATTCGTTCGGCCGCGGTTCCGCAGATTTCTGGATCGACGTCCCTGATGCGCCATCACAAGCAGCTTTGACCCGCATGTACCTATTCCTCGGCGACTGGTTTCTCGCTACTGATGACGGAACCCCATGGAATACCCAGGTTTTAGGTCATTATACGCGCAACACTAGAGACCCAGCACTCCAAGCGCGCATTCTCGGCACGCAAGGGGTTAAGGCGATTCTCTCATATTCATCGAATACCGTCCGGGACACGCGCGCGTTTACTGTGAACGCAGAGCTTGATACGATTTATGGGGCGGCTGCCATTCCGAGACCGCTATAATGGGCGCGACCCCGATTGCATTTATTGATGCTTTTGGCATTCATAAACCAGATTTCCCAACCGAACTAGCATATTTTACAACGCAATTCCAATCGATTTTTGGCGCGGATATATATCTTGGTAATGACTCACAGGACGGTCAGTTCGTCGGCCTTTTAGCGCTCGCCCTTGATGACGTCAACAATGCCGCGATCGAGGCCTATAACAGTTTCAGCCCCGCGACCGCGCAGGGCACGGGCCTCTCGTCTGTCGTAAAGATCAATGGCCTCGAGCGCAAGGTTCCGTCCTTTGGTACGGTTCCAGTCCTGTTAGGAGGGCAATCCGGCGTTCCGATCACCAATGGTGCAGTTCAAGATATCAATAATGTTCAATGGAACCTTCCTTCCCTGGTGACGATCCCCCCTACCGGGCAAATCACAGTCACCGCGACATGCGCGGTTCTAGGGGCGATTGCGACGGCTGCGGGGCCTGCCACGATAGTCAACCCGACTTTTGGCTGGCAGAGTGCCTCATTCTTCGCGCCGGCCACTCCTGGGGCTCCTGTGGAGAGCGATGCGGCAGTGCGCGGGCGGCAGGCGCTTTCGACAGCGAACCCGTCCATCTCTGTCATCGAGGGGATAATCGGCGAGCTTCTTGAGCTTCCTGGGGTTAATCGGATCGTTGGCTATGAGAACGATACCTCGCTGCCTGATGTCAACGGGCTACCGGCCCATACGATTTCACTCGTCATCGATGGCGGCGATGTTACAACCATCGCCACGACGATCGCGACTAAGAAAACTCCAGGCTGCGGCACCTATGGCTCAATCATCACGCCGATCACGGACGCATACGGAATTGTCCATAACATCGCATATTTCCCGCCCGAAATTATCAATATCTCAATCAATGTGACCGTCAAAGCGCTGGCCGGGTTTACGCTTGATGTTCAGGCAGGGATCCAGGCATCATTGGTTGCGTGGGTTAATGCACTCTCAATCGGTGCGGCAATCCTTCTTCCGCGCATGTACATGCCGGCACAGCTCAGCGGGGGACTTGGAAGCGGAACATTCGAGCTGGTTTCAATAGCTATTGGGCGCGACGGGCTCATGCCGGTTCCTCAAGACATTTTGCTTGCGTTCGACGAAGCGCCGTTTACACAAACGTCGTTTGTCAATATCACTGTGACTATGTAAAATCATGCGGCAGGTTACTGACTACCTGAAACTCGTCACTCGCCTTCATGCCGGCCAGCCAAATTACAACGCGATGCTCTCGGCTGTCCTCCAGCCGTTTTCTGACCTTCAAGCATTCCTCAATTCACTCCCCGTACAGTTTGATATCGACCAGGCCATCGGTGCCCAACTGGATATCGTGGGCCAGTGGGTAGGTCAATCTCGCAATATCTCCATTCCGCTCCCGAATATTTTCTTTAGCTGGGATAGTCCTAACCTCGCCAAGGGCTGGGATCGCGGGATATGGAAGGGTCCGTATTCTACAGTCAATGGCCTAACCGCGCTCGACGACGATACGTATCGGTTGCTCCTAAAAACCATTGTGCTGGCAAATTCATGGGATGGCACGATACCGTCCGCTCAGATTATTTTGAATAATTTCTTTGGCGCATATCCGTCGACGTTCGTATTTATAGAGGATCGTGCCGGTATATCCCAGCCATCTAATTTCTTCATATGGGATTCTCCAAATCCGTTGAATGGATGGGATGAGGGAGTCTGGTTCCAGCCATCATTGGCAATCCAGAACCAGCCCGCAAATGACCCAGCGATGACAATAGTCGTATCCGGGAAAATACCGTCTATTGTGCTGCTATCAATTCTGGATCAGGGGTTGATAGAAATTAAACCGGAGGGTGTCCGATCTGATGTTGCTGTGACGTCGGTGGATGGTGAGCCGGTGTTCGGGTTCGACGTGAATAATCGATTTATTGGTGGATGGGATACCGGCGCGTGGGGAGTTTCTCCATCGGTCCTCGAAAATCTATAGGACTAATAAATGGCCGTCACTAATGATTTTGTGCCTTTTGGAACCGGCGCGGGTGCGAATGTTATCTCCCCGTCGACATGGGCTACACTGCCTGCGCGGTTTACCGGAGTGCAGGCCGGGCAAGCGTCATCTGCACAAGCGAATACCGCCTGGCGGCAAACTAGTTCTATTACCTCCGCTATCGCGCAATTCATTTCTGATACGCTAGCTCAATCGGTAGCTGACAATGGCAACATTGCAACCCTAGAAGCGCAATTTATAGCCGCAATTCAGACCTCTGTTGGTTCTCCATCACAGGCATCGCTTTGGCATTTCGGCCACGACAACGGCCCCGTGAACGTGCTACAAGTCGCGGCCTCGCCGGTCATCACGGCGTATCAAGACGGCATGACCCTATCGACATTTCCGCAATTTAGCAACACGGTATCGAATCCAACGCTTAGCGCCAATGGACTGGCCGCTACAGTAATCGTCCATGCTGACGGAACAGCGCTTAATCCAGGCGATATATCCAGTAACACTGCGATAGTTTTTGAGTTTGACGCGACGGCTGCGAAGTGGCGTATTATCAGTGCTTCGGCTGTCCCGCAAGCGGCGCTTGATCATTATGGTGCCGATGTGGGGACCGCGAATGCCATGCTGGTTTCGACGGTATTCCCAGGGATTGCCGCTGTTACTACCGGCATGCAATTTGTCATCAAGAAAGGCGCTTCGCCTAACACTGGCGCCGTCACATTAAATATTGTCGGCACGAATGCAGCAGTGACATGGGGAGATGGAACGCCGTTATCCGGAATTGGCCCGGAATGGCCGGCTGGCGCGGATGGCGAGGTCGTCTATGATGGCAATTATAGGCTGCTTAGTGTAATCAACCCAGCATCATTTGTGGTTCCTGGAACTCCAGTGCCATTGCTGGCGCCGAGAACATATTACGTCGACGCCAGTGCTGGTAATGACTCGAATAATGGATTGGCTGCTGGAGCGGGCCATGCCTTTGCGACCCCCGCTAAGGCGGTCGCAACAATTCTTTCGCTGAACATGAACGGATTCGCCGTTACGGTGAACGTGGCGAATGGCACGTATGCCCCGTTTGCGTGCTCGCCACTCAATGGATCCGGATCGGTAGCATTTATTGGCAATACTACAACGCCGGCAAGTGTCATCATCGCTGCCACAACCGGCGAGGCCATACTGGTACAAGGAAGCGGTTATTCATTTTCTGGATTTACTGTTACTAGCGCGGCTAACGGATCTGCGCCGCATCTTGGTTGTGGGGTGCGATGCGATGGCGGAGTTACATGCACAATATCAAATATGGCGTTTGGTGCTTGTGCATTCGCCCATATAGAGTGTGGATTTGGCGCATCAATTCAGATGCTTGGAGTCGCGTCCGGCAACTCATCGGCGTTTATTAATATTGTTGGATCGGCGCCGTCATTCATGTACGTGGATTCCGGAGGAACTATTTCAACCGGACAGACCGCATTGACATTGACGGGTACGCCCACGTTTACGGCATTCGCATTCGCCATAAGCAACGGTTCTATTTCGTTGCCATTTAATTCGATTACTGGCCTGGCAACCGGTTCACGATATTCCGTGAGCTTAAATGGAGTTATTAGCACCAACGGATCCGGGGCAACCTATTATCCAGGTAGCACTTCCGGAACGGCAACGACAGGGGGGCAATATCTCTAATGTTCCCATTTGACTGGTATTGGATGGTTGGCGGTGACGGATCGCAGGTCTACTCAAGCAAGAGACAGGCATATTTTCCCATTAGCGATATGGCGTATTTGCATTGGAAAACCACATTTGGAAATCCAAGCTATATTGCAACGGAAGCAGAGATGCTGGAAATATTAGCGATGTTTGGAATATGATGTGGATCTCTCGTTCCAGAATAACCAGACATTTGCCCTTTCCTTGGATGTGAATGCGTGGAAGCCGATCTATCCTCTATCGGCGTGTGTGTTCCATATGCAGGTAAGAACGGCCCCGACGGTTGTTCCAATTATCTATGCATGGTCGTCTAATCCGACCGACCTGTGGGGCAACGGGACTATCACCTACACTGATTCGACCGGCCTGTTATTTTTCGGGGCGCCATATAGCGATATGATTAGATTGATTCCAGGCAGCTATTTTTGGGATCTTGAATTAATTTTTGGAACAAACATCAAAGTGTTGACTGGCGGTGCATTCGTAATAACCGCCGGGATTACATTGCAATGACAGGGCTGTCCTGATGGTCGATACGGTCGTCGTAACCAACCCTGATAGCGCGATCGCAGTACTGCAGCCCACATTGTCTGATGCTATCGCTGCGGCGCAATTGTACGCCGGCCAGGCTGGGGCAGCGCAAGCGATTGTTATGGCTGCGCAAGCTAGCATTAATGCTGCCGAAATTGCTGCTTTGTCCGCAGCGGCATCTGCTCAGGCTGCAGCGTCGGCAGCTGCCGCGGCTGCTGGCGGCGGCGGAATATCCACGACTGTCGCCGCACTTTATTTATTGCCTGGATTGACGGAAGGCCTGCCTGCCTGGGCGACAAATGGCCGGAAGGTCAGCGAAGGCCCGATGAATGGGACGGGAATCGCCGTGAGATACTCATTGGGATTTTGGCGATGCGTATCAACCGATGCTCCCGTACAAACATGAGATATTATCTGATAGCGCTCGCGCTGTTTTTTATCACGCCAGCATATGCACAAGTGACTCCGCAGCCGGCCGGGCAGTTCCTGGCAACGCCATGCAGCGGAGCTGGGTTTCTAGCCCCAAGGACTCTATGCTCGACTGACCTTACATCGATTGGAACTACCGGAACTGGGAGCATCGTTCTTAGCGCTTCTCCGACGGTGACAGGACAACTGCGAATCACTGGTGGCGGCACCAACGCGAATATATACGCTTCGGATACAGGTACGGCCACGTCGTTCACGACAGCGCCATATAACTTCTTTGCAACGGATCCGTATGGAAGCTTCGCATCGGCGTCGACTCATTTCGAATTTGTTGTGCAGGCCACAAAGGCAGCCCCGACTTCTAATACAACCGGATCCCGCATCGCTGGAACGTTCCAGCAATTGGGCTCCGGAGGAACGGGAACGGACTATTTTACGGGAGGCTACGAACTGGTATCGCCGACGGCAGGATCATTTGCCAACGCTGGCAACTTCACAGGTAATAGTGCATACTGCAATATACCAACTGGTATGAACCCGACAAGTTGTGTCGGGCAAGAAACCAATGTCAGCTCACTATCTAATGTAACCAATATCAGGGAGGGAGATAGAATCGTTGACATTGGCAGCACAGGCAGCCCAGGAGCCGGGATTGATGCTGCTTTTGGCGGCTCGAATGCGGGCGGCATCGGATTCCAGCATTTTCTATTCGCCGGAGATGCGGGCAACACGGGGTTCCCGGTACCAGCTGGCGGTGATCTATTCAACAGTGTCACTTCTTCTGTCGTTCTAAACACATACATGAATTTTGCCAATATTTCTGGTGTTCCAGCATTAGAAGGTGTTCTCCTGCCTGCCGGAATTGCCGGAATCGGATGGGGTACGCATACTACATGCTGCGGCGGTGGTGAAATTATTAGCGGTACGTCAACGAGTGGCGGCAAACTTGTTTTCGCAAACGGGCTAACGGTATTTCAGACTAATGCTGCCGCAAATGTCCTTAATATCGGGGTTAATTCATTCTATGGCTCGACGACTGCCCCGGTAGTAACCGCATGTGGAACAACGCCGGCGACGTCGTCAGGCGCGAGTAATTCAAATGGAACAATAACCGAAGGAACGACATCGACCGGATGCACTCTTACTTTTTCCGGCGCGGCGCACTCGAATAATTGGGACTGTGTGATTTCCTACCAGACGGCGGTTCCGGCGACGTTGACCTATTCGACAACGACAACCGCCCTCGTAATTGCCCACGGATCAGTAAGCAGTCCAAAATTTACATATCATTGCATGGGGGGCTAAGAATCGATGGCTGGCACGCTCCCTCCAGTCCGAGGCTTGTCTTTTGGACAGAAGGTTGTCGTGGCTCCTATTATCAATACCAACTTAAGTCTTTTATCCCCGCTAACTCTTGATACAAATTCTTTTGTTGTTGGCTCTCCGCAAGGCACTGTTATCGGAACCGTGCAGGGCACGACGCCGGGCTCAATGCTGCTTCTGACCAATTCTGATTCGGGAGCAGTTCAGCTGGTTTCTGGAGTAATCCAGGTAGGCCCAAATCCGGCCAGTAGCGTCAGCGCATTTACCATCGAACTTACAGAAATCCTCGCTGGCGCGCCTCCCAACGCAACAACGATGTTAATCGGCGCCATTTCCTCTCCAGTCCCCCTCATCATCACACTTCCGGTAATCTCTGGAAGCCCGCAAGTTGGACAAACTCTCGCCGCATCAACTGGAACATGGGCAAATTCCCCATTGAGTTTCGCGTATCAATGGAATGATACCGGAACGCCGATCGCTGGCGCGATATCATCTTCATATTCAATTCTGTCAGCTGACATCAGCGATCTCATCACAGTCTCGGTAACAGCATTCAATGGCGTCGGGGCGAGCATTCCGGCGACGAGTGCGGCAACGAGCGCGATCATTGATATTATCCCGACGATTCGTGTGCCGCCTTCAATCCCCGGTACGCCGAATGTCGGCTTTCCAATTACCGCGATTGACGCCATCTGGAATAATAGCGTTACCAGCCTTGTATATCAATGGAAATCGGCCGGGGTCAACGCGACTGGGGCGGGCGCCAATACACTCTCCTACACTCCAGTTACGGGCGATCTCGGGAACACCCTGACAATCACCGTGACGGCGACGAACTCTGGCGGGACTGGCACGCCATCAACCAGCGCGGCATCTGCGGTGGTCGGCAATGCCGGCACTGCTGCGAACTCCACCACATATATCATTCTTATGGCTGCTTAAAAAGGTCATCCAATGGCTCTTACTATCTCTAGTCAAGGCGTCGCGACAGGATCATTCGGTAGCTTCACAGCGGTTATGGTGAAGACCGCTGGCGGAAATTATTTTGGTGCAACCGCTGTTATAAAGAATGACGAAAGCGGGATTTTCGATTTCACGACTCTTATGCCGAGTAGTGGTGGCACTGTTGGACTCTCCGGAACCCTGCCCGCATTCACAGCGACGCCTACCGTTAATATTGGCACGATCAGTACAATCGCGACGGCGGCGAATCAGGCCAGCCAACTTACCCAGCAAACAGCGGTCGCAACCGGGGTTGGCACCCCGGCGGATACTGCGTGGGTGTCAGGGTCCGGCACTCAGATTGCGATTCTGAAAAATCTTTCCACGACTCTCATGCCGAGCAGTGGCGGGTCTGTCGCGCTCGCCGGGACGCTACCAGCATTTGCGGCCATTCCAACCGTCAACCTTGGAACCATCGGAGGAGGAGCCACGGCGGTAAATCAGGCCAGCCAGCTCACGCAAGAAACAATTAGTGCAGCGGCTCTTGGTACCCCGGCTGATACAGCGTGGGTGTCCGGGTCCGGGTCGGTCGTTGCCGTTTTGAAAAAGATAGCTACGGCTGGCGCAGGCGCAGTTACGATTGCTGACGGCTCCGATGCAACGCTTGGGAGTCAGGCTGACGCTGCATGGTCTGGATCAGGCAGCGGATCCGAGATGGCTGTTCTTAAGGCGATCTACGCAGAACTTGCAGCTATGCCGGACTCAATCCCGGTGGCTGCAATACGCTCAACCGCGCTCGAGGCAAGCCATGTATTTAAAGCCAGTGCGGGTAGTCTCATAGACACCTACTGCCTAGCAACGGTTTCCGGATTTTATATGCTTTTTGATGCAACATCGGTGCCTGCCGATGGTGTTGTGACACCATTAGGAGTCATCCCGGTCGGGGCTTATGAGGCCAGTTCATTCGATCTTCAATCAAATTGCCCGCTGACCTTTACGACCGGGTTAATTGGCGTGTTTTCGACGACTGGCCCATTCATCAAAAGTGCGTCTGCAATGGCGTTTATGTCAGCGAGGATCCAGTAATGATTAATAGATTTCTCGCCGCTCTTGCCATTATTATGTTCCCTATTAGTGCGATGGCTGGTGCTATTGGGCAGGCTGGTGAGCCGGCGGCTCAGGCTGATACGATTGGGTCTGTTGTGGCATTAAATGCCCTCAATGTAGCGGCTTCCGTGGCTATGAATGGGCAAGGCGGATCTGGAATGCTACTGGCCGCCGGAACTCTGGTAGGTACGCTAACCCCAGAACTTTCTTTTGATGGCGGGTCAACTTATCCGAAAACGACATTCTTTTATGATCCGTCGACCTTAGCGACTTCCTCAACGATCGTATTTGGGGCCGCCAACCCGGCCACAGCGCTTTCAATTATCGTCTCAGGCGGCGCGACAAATGTTCGCGTCCGCATCTCGACGTTTGTATCCGGCACTGCAAACGCCTCTCTTCGGGCGACGGCCGCATCGGCCCCGCAAAATGCTCTGGGGATTGTGGGGACGTCCCCAGGAACGGCGGCTCTTGTCGGGAGTACTGTGCAAGTGCAACCGGCGTCTCTTGATCCATGCGCGACGCAGACGCATGTCTATACGCCAATCAATATTCCAACGAGCGCAACGGCAATCAAGGTTCCTGGCACAGCTGGAAAGAAAACTTACGTCTGTGCGCTCTTCGCGATATCGTCAGCGGCGACTACATTCTTCGTTGCCGAGGGAACCGGCTTGAACTGCGGGACGAATAACCACGGCGTGATAGGCGGTTCGCAGATGTTGGGTGCCAACGCTCCAATTAGCGTTGGCGGTGGAAACAGTGCCATCGCCGCAACCGATACGGTAGGTGAGGACCTCTGTTTTGCCGAATCCACGGGAACAGTAGTTATTGGTGGCGTAGCGGTGACTGCCCAGCAATGATGAAGCGCGCAGTTGTACTAATCGCCGCTCTGATTCTCTCGTCTGCGGCAGGTGCGAATCTTTTCCTTACGATGCGCGCGATTCCGGTCGGAGCAGGCGGCGCTCCTGTAAACGTGGTGCTTCCAGCCATTTCCGGACCAGCGCAGGTAGGCCAGACTTTGAGCGCGACCACTGGAACATGGTCTAACGCACCAACTAGTTATACCTATCAATGGAGAGGCAATGGAACCCCGATAGGGGGCGCTGTCGCGTCAACCTATATCCCGGTAGCAGGAGACATAGGAAACGTCATCACCGTTGCGGTTACGGCGTCAAACTCCGATGGGCCTGGTAGCGCGGCTATTAGTGCGGCAACGGTCGCGGTGGTCGCGGCTGGCGCCGTGCCGGTGAACACCGGTCTACCAGTGATCTCAGGAGCCGCGCAAGTCGGCGTGGTCCTAAGCACAACGAATGGAACGTGGACCAATACCCCGACGAGCTATGCCTATCAATGGAAGAGTGCTGGCGTCAATGTCGGCACATCGGTATCGACCTATACGCCGGTAGTAGGGGATATAGGAAACGTCATCACAGTTGCGGTTACGGCCACCAACGGGACCGGCGCAAGTGCCCCAGCAACAAGTCTTCCCACGGTTGCCGTGGTGGCTGCTGGCGCGGTTCCTGTGAATACCGCTATTCCCGTCATCTCGGGTGCGGCGCAAGTTGGGCAGACACTCACCACCACCAATGGAACGTGGAGCAACACTCCCACAAGCTATGCCTATCAATGGAAGTCGGCAGGAAGCAACGTCGGCACATCGATTGCTACCTACGTCCCTGTGGTTGGTGACATCGGAAATACAATAACCTGTTCAGTGACCGCAACGAATGGCACGGGCTCAAGCGCTCCTGCGATGAGCGCCGCGACTGTCGCGGTGGTGGCTGCGCCGGTCCCTGTAAACACCATGGTTCCTGGAATCTCCGGATCCCCGGCCGTCGGCCAGACACTCACGGCATCTAATGGAACATGGACGAATAGCCCGACGAGATTCACCTACCAGTGGAATGGGACAAGCGCAGCGCCATCGACGGTCTTTTCGGCCGCCCTTGTAGCGAACAACACAGGCAACCAAGGATATCAATTCAGGGAGGTCATACCGGCATCAAGCCTTACAGCGAGCGGTATAGTCTCCGGTTCCATACGTGTTGGGTTCGGCTTCATGACCGGCACAACAGTAGGAACGATGGTCGCCTATATTGGGGAGGCGGCGGCATCCGGGAATCCATCGGACTTCGACGGAACACAGGTTCAATTGACGTTTGGCGGATCGACGACTCTTGCCGGCCTAAATGGCGCTAGTACGGTCTTTTCAGATTATGTGCCATTCACTCTTGATGCATCGAAAAATCTAGTCATCTCGATGTTTTATGGTGGAACCACAGTTAACGTTGGAGAAGCCACCGCCGCGCCGATCACCGTCTATTATAGCAACACTGTTGTTAATCCTGCTGCCACCGTAGCAGCTGGTTTATTGACGCAGGCAGGTTTCGCCGATACGGCCGGGGAAGTCGATTTTAAAGCCGGAACAACGGGGGCGATTGCAGGCGCCACAGCTAGCACCTACATCCCTGTTACCGCCAATGTCGGCGACAATCTAACAGTTTCCGTCGTTGCCTATAATAGTTCCGGTGGGGCAAGTTCTCCGGCAACGAGCGCGGCCACAGCAGCCGTCACTGCGGCTCTCCCTGTGCCTGGGAACACGGCAGTTCCCATCATCATCGGGACGGCGCAGGTTGGCCAGACGCTAAGTACCGATAATGGGTCTTGGACAAATAGTCCGACAAGCTTCACTTGGAAGTGGAACCGCGCGGGGACGCCAATAGCCGGGGCAACCGCTTCCACATATGTTCCGGTGACCGCAGATGTCGGTAGCCAGTTGACGATCACTGTTATCGCAGCGAACAGCAGCGGATCGAGCTTGCCGGCGACGAGCCTGCCGACCAGTGCTGTTGTCGCGGCGGCGTCTGGGCCACCGGTGAACACCGCGATTCCGTTGGTTTCCGGATCTACCACCGTCGGCCAGACGCTCACAGGAACTAACGGTAATTGGACGAATTGCCCATGCTCTTTCACTTATACATGGAACAGCGCGGCGGCCACTCCTGATATTACCGCCTTTAATGCAGCTGGGAATATCGTCAATGGCGGAATTTCGTATGCAGCCGAGAATGCGCTGCAATCATGGTCGCTTACCGAGTCAGATACGCAGACCCTAGCGTTCCAGGTTCGCCCAGGCGATGTATGGTCCGGTGATGTCGGGAGGGCAGGCCCGCCAAATCGTTCTGAAATCGACGGCGCCGCAAATATGTTCCCCCCAGGAACAGAGGTTAATATTAGCTACAATTTCGATATGACTTCGGCAACCGTGCGAACGGATGCAAACGGCATAACTATTGGACAGACCCATAATGATGACGGATCGCTAGGCGGCGCAACTTCATCGCCATTTGAAATGGATCTGCAGCCGCTAGATAATATGAGTATCTATGTTGCTAATTTAGCATCCAGCCCAGCTCCCACAAATAGCACATTCTACGGTAATTCGGTTGTCAACGGCAAGAGCCTGAATTATTACCAGGTCTACGCCGATCCAAGCCCCATCGTGCGAAATCATAATTACACGATGAAGATTCAAATGAAGTATACGGTCGGCGGCGACAACTCCGGTTTTTTGAATGTTTGGAGAGATGGAGTTCAAATTGTAAACTCGACCGGGCAATTAGGATTCGGATACAATATCTATTGGAAAGAGGGAATTTACGGAACGGTTACGAATGCAACGCAGATAGCGCAATACCAGAATCTTAAAGTGGCGCGACGGCCACTAGTGCTAGGGACTGCGTTGACATATATTCCCATAACGGCGGACGCTGGAAATGCTGTCACGCTGACCGTCACTGCCACCAATTCATCTGGATCTGCATCTGCGACAAGCATGGCTACGGCGGCCGTAGTGACCGGAAGCGGCAGCCCACCGGCAAACACAATCATTCCCAAGGTAATTGGCACGGCGCAGGTCGGGCAGGTACTCAGCACCGATAATGGATCATGGACCAACAGCCCAACCAGCTACGCTTGGCAGTGGAACAGCAGCGGCACAGGGGCGATAAAAGGATTTTCCATCTCTGGCGGTAAAATTATTGGTCCGAATGGACAGCCATGGATAGGACGAGGAATAAAGATTTCTGGTGATTCTCTTCCATCGACTCTCACGGCTCTTCCGGCCGTTACGCCGCTCTCTACTCTCTTTCCCGGCATTAACGTGGTTATGCTGTATTTTACAGATAATCAATTTGCTGGATTGCAGCCTTATATAAACGCACTGACGGCGGCAGGTATTGTCGTTGTTCTTCAAAATGACGTAGAATCGCAATTTGGCCTGGCACAGCCAATCGCACCATTGACGGATGGGAACTTAACCACATCCGTTAATTTTCTCGCGAACTATGCCACGTTTTATAAGAACAATCCATATGTCTGGTTCATCTCAGAGAATGAGCCATGGTTATATGCACCAAACGGCACCACCTATAATCTAACTCCTATAACACAGATGCAAGCGGCCTATTACAATGGGGTTCGCGCAACCGGCAATAATAGCATATTTGTAATAAGCACGGCAGGCAATAACTTAAATGTTATAATGACCTCGTTTGAAACTACGACGTTTGGCGCAATGTCAAATGTCATATGGGACACTCACTTCTACAACTGCACAGTGAATTACGATACGACAGTGGCGGGGAATTTGGCTGGCATTGCCTCACTGTTTAACATATATGGTGTGGTAAATAGCACTAATGGCGCGATTCCTGTAACGCTCTTCGAGTATGGGGATTGGTGCGGGGGCGCGGGTTTAGACGCTGGCTGGACGGAAGCGGTTCAGGCAGTCAATACGGCACCAAACATACAAGGCTCAGCGGCTTATACTTGGTACAATGGCAATGCCTTTGACAGCCTTTTGAATGGCCAAGCGGCTAACTCCGGGTTTACCGCGTTCGGATCTCTTGTCGCCTCGTACATTACTGCAGGCCCATCGCATCCCACACCGCCAACTAAATCAGGCCCGATCACGGGCGCCACAGCCTCTACATATCCCCCCGTCGTCGGCGATGTCGGAAGCATGCTAACGGTCTCGGTTGTTGCAAGCAATGGCAGCGGATCGAGCCCGGCCGCGACGAGCGCCGCGACCAGCGCGGTCATTCCAGCCGGAACCAGTGGCTCAGCGGCGAGGACTGCCAATCTATTGGGTATTTTGGGGGTATCAGCCCACGCGAACGATTATGCGGCATTAAATGGGGCAACGGCGGCCAGCATCGTATCGGATGCGCAATATCTCGGAATAACGAAGTGGCGTGATGGGCTCGGTACAAATGCGATTTATAATGCTCTCTATAACGTAGGAGTCACGTTCATTGGGCTGCCGTGGCCGGTCTCTGACTCGGTCATAGCAGACAGCATTACCTTTGCCGACCAGGTCGCGGCGATAGGGCCAGGTGCATTGTTCGCACTTGAAGGACCAAATGAGCCGGCCGGATTTGGATTTACCTACGATGGATTTGGGTTGTCTGGAGGCGGCTCGTCATGGAACGGAGTCGCCGCATGGACGAGTGCTTGGTACACGGCAGTTCACGCGGATGCTAACCTATCCGGGGTGCCGGTCTGGTCGGCGTCACTAATAGGTGCGGAAAACGGCAATTACGGCATGCAGTACATGACCGTCCCGGCCGGCCCGCCGGCTGGCGTGCTGTCGGCCGCCGGAACGAAATTCGCCGACGACTATAATATGCACCTTTATCCGATGTTCCAGGGACATGCTCAAACTATCGACCCGAGCGGCGATGCCATTGTCGGTCAGCTGACTGGAGATCTTGTCACTACGTATGCCAACAGCTATGCCGGGCTTACGCTCACGGCGGCAAAAGCACTCACTAGGGGAATAACCGAATTTGGCTATCAGGCCACAGGAGGGACACCTAGTGGTACCACTACTGACATTCCTACCGCAGCGAAGGATATATTAAACGGGGTGATGAATGCGTGGAATGAGGGATATGCCGCTATCTGCATATACACATTCTATGAAGATGCAGCTGATGGCGGTCCTGGTTTCGGACTCCTAAATAGTCCAGGCAATCCGAACGCACGCGGCACCTATATGCATAATTTCACGACGCCTTTGAAAGACGCCGGCGCAAATGCAAAGACGTTTACGACTGGCTCGCTGTCTTATACGCTTACCGGCCTCCCCTCGACAGGCCAGGCTCTTTTGTTCGAAAAGTCCAACGGCCACTATGAGATTATTATTTGGAATAATGTTTCTAATTGGAACTTCTCCGCGGGCACGCCAATTGCAGTTGCCCCTACGAACGTAACGCTGACTCTAGGCACGGCAGCAACCACTCTTAATGTTTACGACCCCACCGTTCAGGCCACGCCGTGTATAATCGGCTCAGGCACAACGATAACCGCGGGCCTGGCGGACTATCCGATGATCCTAGAAGTGATCCCATGAGAATATTTTTCGCCTTGATAGCAGCTCTGTTATTAGGTTCAATAATTTATGCTCGCGCATGCGCGGTGCTAGCTTTTAATCCAGCGAACCCAGCAGCGAGCGGCTTCGCCAATATCTTCCAAGATCTGTTTCCTGGAGCTGCACTCAATAATGCAAACTGGTGCCCGAATTACCCCAACGCAACTAGCTGCCTGGCGCTTGGCGGCAGCACGAACGCCAATCAGAACGCATCTTGCGATCCGGCGCATACTACTGTTTCTGGTGGTGCGGCGCACATGCTTGTCACCAATACGGCTAGTAATGGGTATCCTAATGACGGCGCGTGTATGAATACAGATGGCGATCCGGAAACGCGTGCCGGGAATCCTTTGCATTCATTCCAGCCTCCAGCGGGGGCCACTGGAGCGATTTGGATCGAGGTCCAGATGACCCTTCCTGACAACGGATGCGGTGCCAGCACTTGCAGTGTAACTGGAGGAGTCGCTAATGAACCGTCGATATTCATGGGTGGCGTCACGCCTGGCGCTGCAATTTGCCAGACCGGATGGCCCACATGTGGCGAGATAGATATTGCGGAGTTCTATGGCAACAACAACAACCAGGACAACCATGGCGGAAATTGCACATCCTATCATCATGATCCGACCGATTACAATTTGTCCCTTTTGACGGTGGGGGCGGCGACGGCAAGAACGACTTGCACAAATGGAAATTTCACAGGAACACATTACTATGGTGTTTTATGGATGAATGCCAGCATAACGTTCTATTTTGATAGGAATCCGATATTCACCACCACAAATGTGGTGGCATCTAGCCCCATGTATTTGATAATTTTCAATATCACTGACACGCGAGTGGTAGATGTTACGCCATCTACAATAGACATCCATAGCGTCAACGTGTGGAGTCATACATAAGGCAAATGGCAATGAACCCAAATGCGTGGCAGATCGGGAAATGGATTGGTGATAATTGGTTTTATATGCCAGCACTATGTATTTCTGTCTGGTACACAGCTGAGTTTATTTGGATCACCAGTTCATTCTGGCGGTCGCTGGTATGACGGTTCGCGTCACGCCGCCAATGCTCGCGGCTTTCGACCATTTTATGTCCATTGGATTCATAGAGAATGGCGCGGGCGCGGCGGTCGGGAACTTTTGCCAGGAAAGTGGCGAGATGCTTATCGCCACTATGTTTCGTGAGCACCCCGATTATTCAGGAGGCGTACCAGACGCTTTAAAATCCGGCGGGATCGCGGAGTGGCTCGGCGATAGAAAAACTGCATATATCGCCTTTGCCAATCGTGCCGAAGTGCGGCTCGAACTTGCCAAAGGGTCGCTCTTGAACGATCTGGGGACACAGTGCGATTTCGTTGTTTACGAATTGCAGACCACTCCTGAATATGCTAATTTATATCAGCAATTGACGAGTGGAACAAGGTCGATTGTAAACCTTACCGCAAATTTTATGGCGGTCTATGAGCGGCCAAAGCTCGGACCGACGGCAAATCTCGATAACCGCATAGCACATGCCGAGGCGGTGGTTGCAAGAGCAAGAGAGCTAAAGGCACAGCCGTCGCCACAGCCAGCCCCGCCCGTGCATATTCCTTCGCTTCCCGGCTCAAAGGTACTGCCCCCGATCCTTCCCGCTCCAGCGCCTTCCCCTGGCGTTCCCCAAATATCAGCAACATCTGCTGGCCGCCGCGCCGCCGAGCAAGCCTATATCGCCGAGATGCTTAATCATCTCTTGGCGGAACGCGCTGCGCTCGAGGAAGAAATCGCAGATTTCCAGGACATGGCGGCAAAGCTAGGAAAGCGGAATCCAACTCAGGAACTCCCGAAGCTGACGGCTATTCCGCCGCTGGTTCAGCCACAAAGGAAAACACATATGAACGTCGTTACCTCAAATCCATGGACGAGCATAGCGGGCTTTGGTTCGCTCATCAGCGCAGGCCTAGGGGTTTATCACGCGGTCTCAATAGGTTCAGTTCCAGACCAAACTGAAGTCAGTCTGCTTTTCTCGTCAGCCATATCCGGCATTGGGCTGTTATTCGCAAAAGACTGGAACCGTACAGGCGGCACAGTATCAGCAGTTACCGGTGCGGTTGGAACCCCCGTCTCGCTCGTCGATAAACAATAACATACTAATGACGTTCGAAGAAGACTTTTACCAAATGATGCTGGACTATTTCAGCATCGAACAGAGAAGGCATCAAGATATTATGGCACAGGCAAGCGATATCATCGCAAAAATTACGGCAATCGGCGCATCACTTGATACAATGAAGGCCACTTTCGATAAAACAATGACCGATATGTCGGCAATCCTACCCGGCGGGCATGCAGCGGTCATGGATACACTAACAGGACCGCTCGATGAAATGCTGACGAAGATCGCAGCTTTCGGAGTGGAGATGGAAGCGAAGATTAAGGCACTTCCGGTTCCTGGCGCAACTCCTCCGGTGTCGTGAACCATGAGAAAACTTCTTTTTACATTTGCCGCCCTAGTTACCATCAGTCAAGCATGTGCTGCTGGAGCGCCAGGAGGCCAGCAAGCCGGATGGGTCTATGTTGCCCTGGACGGCAACGACAAGACTTGCAATCCCCAGCCGAGCAAGGATGGTTCTGTGCTCGCGCCAGAGCCGCCTCTCCCAGGCACTACGCCATGCGCAACCTTTACCCGCGCGTGCCAGGTGCTGGAGGCTATGAAGAGTGCAGCTAACTGGACGATCCAGGTGCAGCCTAAGGTTCTCGCCGCCAACTGCAAGGCGGGAATGGACTGCACTGCACACTACGTCGAAGCGGTCCAATGCAACGCATCTGGAGGCGGATATAGCAACAAGGTACACGTCGTTGGCCGGGCGCAGGGACAACCTGCCGTTTATCTTACAAGCCCAAACGCGTCTCCGGCATGGACCCAGACTGGCAGTGACTTCGACTTAGACAAGATCATCATTGCCAACAACAAGGGCGATGGATTCTACACTATCGGCACTGAAGACGTCGCGATAACTTATAACACAGCTTTCATAAATAACTCCGGATATGCGTTCCACGCGAAAAACACCGTCTGGGCTCTGATCTTCACCACAGACATTGACGGAGCCGGAGCCAGCCCGGCCACCAAGGGCTGTGTTCTCTTCGAGGACTCGACGTTTGGGTTCATGAACAACACTGGTGTGCGGAACTGCAACGGTAAGTCCGGGATATATGCTCTGCGGACTACATACTTTCAGCTTTTCAACGAGACCGAGCACAATGGCGCTCCAGATTTGGTTTTGATGGATAGCATCGATGCCCAGGTCGATGGCAACGCCTCGAAGGGTACATTCACCTACAGCGTTCAGTCTTCTGTTAGTGCTGCCCAGGCTCTCGCCGAGAAGGCGACCGATCATTTCGAGGGTGACTAAATAGATGGTTCACGAAGACGTTGATCGAATGGAGGCGATTATGATCGATCTCCTGAAAGTTGGTGCGACGTTCTATCCGCCGCTTGCCTTGGCGACGCCAATTCTGACTGCAATTATCAAAGACTACGGAATGCAATTGCGGACTGGCCTCAACGCCGGAACAATAGTCAGTGATGGCATGGGTGGATTTGTCACTAAGACTTGGGCGAACGATCCCCGTCATCAGCTTAACCAAGATGGGACATTTAAGGAGTAATTTCTGTGAGCGAAGTTTGGATTTGGCTAGTCGGATTGGTGTTCGCGGTGGGATTCTTTTTCATCGTCGAAACGTACGCTATCAGATATCCTGAGCGGCAGGATACACTGTCCTATTGCATAGCATGGATCGGAACAAAGTGCCCGTTCTCGATTTGGGTATGCGGAATTTTTAGCGGCGCGCTAGCCTTTCATTTCTGGGGACATATTTGCATGTGAGTTCTGGATAAGGAGAAAGTGAATGTCCTGTGAATATTGCGGAGATAAAAAGCCGCATAATGGAGTGTGCTGGAAAATAAAGTCCATCGAATATCACGCGAACGGCAAGGTCAAGCGCGTCGAATTTTTCACTGCTAGCGACTACATGGTGCCCGCCCCGATAATTCCTATCTATCCAGTTCCGATTTATCCACGGCCGCCGAACCCATGGCCATATTCCACAGTATGGATTAGCTCGTCGACCAGTTCTGCTTGCAGTGACGTTATGGTCACATGACACCATGATTAGAAAGCCGCTTAGCTATCTGCAATTAACCATGACTATTGGTCTCTGTTTGGTGCTATCGGCATGTCCTAAGCCGATCGTCCTTAAAACCGTTGTGTTGCAGCCGGATAGCGTCACAAGCGGGTATCAAACTAATTTCGCGCAATCTTGGGAGTGTAGCGTTCCCCTTCCTGGGCAAGGCGGTTTTTTGAATGGCCTCGGACCCGAGCCTAGCAATCCAGGGGAGGCGCCATCCGGATTTACTGATATCTTCAACCAAGGCGCCCAGCCGTTTCCTTGTAACGAACAGGAGCAGATTCTTTATCGTGGGCATATTCATTTCGATCTGTCGGCATTCGACGATCCTGTAGATGCAACGCTGACCATCAACCAAGTCCGCTCGATTCAAAATGGACAAAACCAAATGCAGTGTGTTGCTACTGTCTTAGGGATGTCAACCGGAACGCGAGAGGACGGTCAGGGTCCTTATTATTGGGACTACGATAACGACGTGTCTATGACGCCAATGAATACGTGTGAGACCATTATCGCCCCGCTTATCTCGATTGACGTCAGCAATCAGGTCCGCCAGTGGACAATGCAAACTCATTTCAATTGGGGTTTTATCATTGCTGGACCGAACCTAGGGCCGCCGACTGTGCCTTCAGATAACAACGAGAACGTTACGTTTTATGGCGGCGGAGGAAGCACTCAGCTTGTGGTACTCTACAACCCAGATCTTAATCCGCGGGCGCCGCAATAATCTGTAGCCGACGAACTCCACGGAGAATTCATGCGCCATGAATAGAACGCCGCTTTCGCAGGGGGGGCTCGATGGCCTATGCGGATGTTATAGTGTGGTTAATGCTCTGACGTTGCTATTCCCTTCGACTATGGTTCTCGATATGCAAGAGCGCGTCTTCAAGGCGATCGCCAAATCATTGCATAAATGGCCTGACATCTTATTTGACGGAACGACTACCCACGACGTGCGAGAAATGTTGTCCGCCGCCGAGGACATCCTCTCTAGCACATTTTCCTGGGAACAACCATTCCGATCTCACAAATTCGCCACATTTGAGCAATTCCGACAAGAGTTGAAATGGCGCATTGAGGGGGATGATTGCTTTGCGGTTGTGGGAATCTCGAAGCCGTGGGAACACTGGACGTGTGCTCATCGCTTAACCGAGCATGAAATGATAATGACTGATTCTTGTCATGTGAAACAGATCGCGCTCGCTAAATGCGGGCTTACCGGCGATGGGACAGATTATGAGTTCGATTATAAGCAGACCTTCACGCTAATGAGCGCGCCATGAATCTAGAATCTTTCATTGCTGGCTACCGGCAAGGCCGTGACGGGCTGCCGCCAACGGTTCCTGATGCTATGGCTGAAAATGAAGACCTCGAATCAACGAAGCCAAATGTGCATAGCGATCCAGATTGGGCATGGCATTTGCTTGGTTGGACGGTGGGGCAGGCGGTCGCGCGAAGCGAAACTTTCGAAATGAGTTAGCCATGGAATTCTGGAGATCGGACGAGATCGCACCGCTTGTGTTTATCATTCTCTTCGAGCTTATGGTGTTGGGCTTTATAAATTATACAATGCCGATATGAGGGATATGGATCCGCGCTCGCTGATCGTGCTAATCGCTGGCGTTTTATTTGTTGCTGGCGCAGCAATGATGGCTGTCGCGTTTATGTTGAAGCCGTGAAGGGTTAATGTCATGTCTGAGGAATTGGGGGTTAGCGTTGCGTTCGTATTGGGCTTGATGGTCTTGGGCTCATGGCTTGAGAAAATCAACGGCAAGCATGGATTGTTCGATGAATTCCTTACGCCGCTTCCTCTTGGCATTGCGGGAATGCTGGTAATAGCCGAAAGGGCGTTTGCGTGAGCATGAGGCTATTAATAGCCATGATCATTGGCCTTCTTGTTCTTGCGTCATTTACTGCAATCTTAATTTGTATAACATTGCAGAATGGTGGTTAAGAGCGTGAAACTCATTGACGCAATCGGCATTGCTCTCATTATTGCCGGGATTGTAATGACGGCTATTAATTTCTTCACCGTGCGCGGTCCTGACTCTGATGTCATTAGTTCCACAATCGAGGAGATCGCGCCCGCGTCGCCGCCGCCTGTTCGTCGTCTGGATCGGATATTCGGGTTTCCAATCGCACTCTTTACGACAGCACCGCCCCATCATCAAGAATCTGGCGCTTACAATCCATGGCGAATGAAAAATTGGATCGTATGCCTGGACGGAAAACAATTTTACTCGCAGGAATCTTCGTCAGAGACGTGCTTAGAACATGGTGGCTTGCGTGCTTATGGACCAGGCAAGCGCCTTGATGAGTAAGCGCTCGCCTGGCCATTTCCTAGCTAGCTCCGCTATGCCCGTCTCATCAGGAACGAGCCTAGCTGCACCTCGTCAAAAGCGTGAGCGGGCCGGACGCTATCCCGGCTCTACTCGGCCCTTCTGCCTCGCACTGAAACTGCTGCGTGTCTGCTTTCCACGCCGCCACTCACTCTCAAGTGCCTACCATGTTCAGCGCTTTTGCGCAATAGGAGATTAAACAAATGGGTTGCTTCGCATTAGGGTTCTGGGAACAGATTTGTATTATGATAGTTATCATCATCGGCATATGGTCGCTGATACAATTGTTATTGCCATATCTAACGCAATTCTTGCCCGCACTCGTTACCGCGATTATCCGGATCGTTCTCTGGGTCATTGTGGCGATCATAGTAATAAAGCTCATCTTTGATTTGCTTGGATGCCTGCTGGGCGCCGGAGGAATGCATTTCTCATTGCATTAAATGTGATGACGCAAGACAAACTCCCATCTTCTAGTCAGACCGGCGCTAGGTTTGCATGGCGCTGCGCCTACCATGACAGCATGTGGCGGGAGTCCTGGTTTCGCTGGATTGTATATCGATATATTATACGCTTTGCAACGCTTGGATTAATTCAGCGCAAGCCAGAATCTAGTATGCGCGCGGCGGCAAAATTTTCAAGGAAATCATGATATGGATGGCGAACTTAGCAGACGTCCAGACCCTGATCCTACGCTACTTACTACCGAACAGCTTTTGCGTTCGATAGCCTCTCTGCGAGAAGAATCCAAGCAATGGGTTGACTCACTTCAACTTCTGCTCGAAGCTAAAATAGCAGGCAAAGATGTTTTCTTCGCGGAAAAGTTTGAGTCGATCCAGACGCAGTTCAAAGAACGTGATATTCGAACGGATCAAACCGCAAGTCAAGTGAAGTTGGCCGTTGATGCTGCCTTGCAAGCGCAAAAGGAAGCGGCCGGCGAACAAGCTAAGTCTTTCTCTGCCGCGACGAGCAAATCTGAAACCGCGATGAATAAACAGATAGAAGGCCTTGACGGAAAAATAACCGACGTTAAGGATCGGTTGAATCGCATTGAAGCCTTGGGGGTAGGAGCATCCTCCAGTCGTTATGAGTCACAGCAAGAAACCGCATTGCGCCAACATGGAGCGCAGAACATTATTTCTATTGTAGCCGCAGTTACCAGTGTTATGGCAGTGATTATCTCGCTAAGCGTAGCCATTTATACTGCGTCGCGGCCAGCTTCCGATGTTCGTATTGTCGGAAGTGTTCCACAGCCACAGCCACAGCCACAGCCACAGCCACAGCATATGATATCGCCAAGGGTTTGATCAATGGCTAAGCCCTCCCCACATATTATGATCAGCACCAGCGATCTGAAGGACATTGTCCGCGACGAGCTGCATGGAATGCAGCTACACAACAGTGAGCTTATATTTATTCCTAGCCATCGTGTTAATGATATCGCAAAGACACAATCGCGAATCGCGCGCTGCTGTCACCGAGGCCGTCAGAATGAGCTGCCTCCAACAATAGGCATATTGCGAATCTTTTTCCAGGCCGCCTTATGCCGGCGCCGCCATGCTTTTCGCGTTTCAAGTCTGGCGCGTATTTCCACTTCATCGGTTAAATCTAGCGCGGTCATGATTTCGTTATAGACAGTGTTACGGAGTGAAACCAGCATATTTGGCGATGTTGCAAGCACGGCGTCCGGGTACTGAATTTCAATATGCGCCGCCGCGGCATTCCCTATATCCATCGCGATCTCCTTGATGACATCGGTAGGTATTGGCTTTGGCGGCAGTGCTGGAAGATTTTTAGACATGGCCATTCTACTTTGCGCCGTCATTATAATTCTGTCAATTGAATGCTACATGCTAACGCAAGAGCTCGCGAAGGTCCGGCGGGAATCGGCGGACTTCGACCGGCTCTGGCGCGAAACATGGCGTGATTGGCTGAAGAAAAATGATCAGTTTCTGATGATGCGCGAGGACCGCAATCTGTGGCGCGGTAAATGGAAGCATGGCGCGTTCGAGATGGACGCAGCAACTATGGAAAGGCTGGCGGAGCAAGAGGATGCTTAGAGGCATCACTTCATCGCCTCAAGGCAGCCCACAGTTCTGCAAGTGAAGTCTCCATCCGGACAAGCTGAGCCGCTAATTCAACAATCCGCCTTTCATCTTGTTGTGTGCTTTTTAGCAGGACGGCTATTTGATTCTCAAGCACTTCGATGCGCGCTAATTGATATTCCATTTCACCCTGGAGGACACTCATTCCGTCACATTCCTGAAAGAGTCGCTGGATTCTTTAGGCCATCGTCAATATTCGCCTTAATTGTTATAAATTCAAGGCAATATACCCATGGATTTGCTTTCCATGCGTCGGGGCCGTGAATTGAGTCCCAGAGCGAGCGGAAAGAAGCGCTGCGAATCTTATCTTGATTGACATACATGCCTGGTTCCGTGTAGCAGTCGTCGCTGCCCCACATGCAAAACCAGCCATCCTCTTTTTCATAATTTCGATATGCGACGGCTTGGTCCCAAAGATCGCCATCGATTCCTTCGGCATCGCAATCTTCCTCGCTGATATCATGCAATCGCTCGACCTTCACGCCAGTCACCTCGAGCGTGATGCGCGACGCTGAGCGCGGCATATATCTAGGCGAGCACCATTTGACGGTAAACGGATCAACCACACTTGCGCGATAAGCTATCGACAAATCTGGCCGGGTAGTCCATGTCTCACGGACCCAAAGGAAATCTCCTTTAGAGATGCCAATCTGGTCCATCGGCAGCGCGTCGGTTATTGGAATATACGGCGGCCCATCCCATGAGCAAAACCGGCGCCCTTTCCCACTTGGCTCCCAATTCCATATTTTCGACATTGAAAGCCACGGCTGCGGCTTAAGTACGCGCCGAGTCTGGGATTTTCGGCCATCGAGCAATGCTCGAACCATGGGTGCCGAAAAGATGATTGGGCGGTTGATCAACTTGCTCTCTCTCCAATAAGTATGCGGGTTGCAAGCTTCATTTCCTGTTGTCCTTTATAATGTCGGATATTAGGAGGCCGGCATATAGAGAGAAGGCGCCCAATAGGAAGCCGAAGAAATAGGAGGACGAGCACGGATCCATTTACGCGTCCTCCAATATTTTCACCAACTGCTCAGCTCTCGGAATATAAACCGGGTCTTCTTGTCCGCGCGGCCCCAGTTCGATTGCTTCGACAAGGATTTCACGCGTGATATCCCACCACGCCGACTCCGCATCCGCCGCAGCCTCCGCCGCCGCCTCCGCAGCCTCCGCCGCCGCCTCCGCTGCCGCGCTTATTGTCCGCGCCGCCGATGTCACTGCCCTCGCCGCCGTTTCGATTTCCACCATAGTTTTCGCGTTGAGCAACGCGTTCCGATGCTCGCCAACAAAAAGAGGGGCGACAAGGCGATGCGTAACTGCTCTGACTAAATACTCGGCGCGCGCTTGTTCCGAAGAGGCATCGGCGCTGCCTATCAACCTCCATGTCAACGGCCATAGTTCATCTCGTTTACTCTGCGACGGGGCGAGGTCGTTCACATAGATTGCAAATTTACTGAGCACTGGAGATGCACATTTAGGGCAGTCCGTCACGTGATCCGAGCCAGAGAACCAATCCACCATCTGCATTAGGCAGAGGCCATCTTCTGGAGCGCCGCTGCCGCTTCCTTTTCTAAGCTTTGCCGGTTGTACGATCATGTTTTGTCTCCAAGTTGCGTTTAATTGCGTACTGTGAGAGCGAGTATCGCCCGAATGGAACTGATAAATAGAGCACAACATTCTGGGCATAGTTCTTTATCGAATCTTGGTGCTGGCATCTTGTCGGGATTGTGCGGAGCACTAACTGAGAAGCTCAACACAACACGCCCAGCCTCCGCCATTTCCTTCCCGCAACGGTCACAGATATATTTAGAAGCCATTTTTAACTTTTCCTCTGGTGGCGTCAAAGCGCCGATTCGTTACCCATTGTTTACCCTATCTCTTTGATTTTGCATTTTAGCCCTTGCTTGTCTTGATCGACGGTCAAATACTTTAGACTTACAAAGCAGTCTATATAAAGACAAATAACCTAATGTCCTCTAAGGTTTAACGCTTATGTTCCTAGAATGTCCTTATTTGTCCGGACACTGAATTTAGTGCGTAGACAAGTGGTTTTCCTCACCCACGTGTTACCCGTTGTTCTTTCCATTCCTCTATTTCGTTCCGCTGGAAATAAAGGCGCTTGTTAAGAACTCTAGGCCGCGGGAATCCCGAATCCGGATTGTTTGTCCATCGTGAGAGCGTCTTACTGGTAACGCCAAGCTCACGAGCTAATGCTGGTCCAGGAATCCACGAAGTGTCGGTCATGGCTTCGCCTTCCATGATCCCCACCATCGTTCGCCCCAAAGTTCTTTCCCGATGATCATATAAAAATCGTTCCTTACTATGCTTTCAGCTGTTTCCCATGCACGGCCAAACGGTGCGGACAAAAATGGTTCCTGCATCATAAGGCATTGTATTGCGCGGTAATATCGTGGATCTCGACGGCCCAGGGCAATCCAATCGTCGGTTGTCACGGCTTCCTCTCCGGCGGCCATATCCCGGTCAGACGACACAAAAGCAAAGCTGCGAACCAACCAGCGGCAGCAACAACAGGTATTATGACGATCCAGGTCATGACTTCCCCTCCGGTGGGTCGGTGAGGTCGCCCGTGATGGACATGGCGCGCCATAGCTCAGAAAAATAATAACCTTCGTTAGTGTCAGCGAAGCGGCCGGCTTTGACCATCTCCTCCGTCGCCTCGATCGGGTTGACGCGCGCTATGCCGTGCAGGGCGTCGAAGGCGGCGATCAAAGCCTCTCTTGGGGGAACGCGTACCGACGCTGGCCATGCACATTCCATCGCCTCAAAGCACTTCGCGCGGTGTTCGTCGCGGATGTGGCGTTCATCGTTGGTCATGGCTTTGATCTCATCTTTTCCAAGCATTGGCGCCCATTTGGAACACGACCGGCTTCTATTTCATTGGCAAGAACGCGCAGTCCGGACGGAGTGATATGGGCGAAGCTGTCGAAGCTGTCTCTGTTCTTGGCGCAAAACTCCATTAATCCTTTCCGGACGAGAGAACGAGTAATTTTGTCCGGCACGATTAGAAATCTACCATAGCCACCATAGCACTTTAAATACTCGAGCTGTTTTGATCCAAGAGGGCGGGTCATTTTGGTGCCTCTGTGCTTGTTCCAAATGGGTCTGGCGGGTTGGTTAGGTCGAAATCTTCATCAACTACCATGCGCAGCTGAGCCCCTTGATAGAGGGCGCCATTAATCACATTAGAAAATATGTCCGGCGCGAGCACAAGCGCGATGCCGTGAAGGGCATCAAAGACACTCAGTGCAACTTTCGCGGAATCTACCACGCCATGCCATCCTAGCGCGGCATTAATCGCCTTGAGGCACTTCGTGCGGTGTTCGTCGCGGATGTGGCGTTCATCGTTGGTCATGGCTCGCATCGGTCGTTCGCGCATGGGACGGCATCACCGCGAAGCGTCCAGCCATCATAGAATCCGCCTGAAAAAAGCGCTGCAATGCCTAGCCCGATCGGCCCCGTTAGCACGCCAAACATAACTGATTCATTCCTGTGCATACCCGCCCAACGCGGCGATTGAAGAAGTCGAGGAAATTCAGCGCGAAAATTGGCATTCATGAACCCAGATGATAGTGCTGCACACGTCATCCATACAGTTACAAAAATAATGAGTTTTCGGGTCATGGCTTTCTTTGCTCCTCTTTGAAACGCGGTGCGGGCCGCTGGGTCCGCATCGCTTATTGTTAATCCGGCATTGCAATGCCGAGCCTGGCACTGCCCGGCTATTCCCCGCAGCATACAAGCCCTGCCAAGACTGCATTGCCACGCTGGGCGCTGCCTCGCACGGCCAGGCCACGCTCTGACAAGCTAAGCATTGCCTGCATTGCCTTGTCCGGCCTTGCTACGCACTTCCGCTACCAAACCGAGCATTGCTGGGCTCAACCCTGCCTGCATTGCTCTGCCGCGCTGTGCAACGCATTAACAATCCTGGTCATGACCCACCACGCCATGTCACGCCTTGCCTGCATTGCCTAGCTAGGCCATGCCCCGCTCAGCTGGGCCGCGCTGCACTCAGCCACGCCATACAGATACGAGCTGTGCCTTGCCTGCATTGCCTTGCTGGGCCATGCTCCGCTGAACATTGCCCGGACCTGACGTGCTACACACCGCAAATCTTCGCCTGCATTGCTGGGCACCACACCGCTGCGCCTAGCCCCACCCGTCCGGGCATTGCCGTGCTAAGCCTTGCCTGCCTCGCTCAGCCCGGCCGAGCGACGCTACGACATACACGTCACTGCCGTTCTCGGCCGTGCCTGCATAGGCCTGACCTAAACACGACGAACAACGACATCCACCAATGCGCCAAGCCTGCATTGCCAGGCCCAGCCGTTCAGATCCGAGCGGCGCCTGGCCAGGCCTTGCCTGTTACGAGCCGCGCCAAGCCTGCATTGCCATGCTCGGCCAGGCATCGCTTCGACATGCACGTCAATGCCGAGCCTGCTAAGCCATTCCTGAACTGGCCTAACCGCTCCCCGCAATAATATTCACCAACCGGACTTGCCAAGCCTGCTGAGCCATTACACTCCAAGCCATTATGGGCCATCCCAATCTATGCCTGCATCGCCGCGCACAACCGCGCCTCGCCATTCCAATACCCGCACGACCCTGCCCTGTATCGCCTGCATTGCCAAACCTAGCCGTTCACGAACCAGATCGGCATGGCCACGCCAAGCCTGCATTGCCGCGCCTCGCCTAAGCCATTTAGCGCATTGCTCCGCCATGCATCTCCTGCCTCGCCTCTCCCCGCACTTAAACGCTAGTGCGAGTTTCACGAGCGATCCTTGAATCAATTTTTCGGATCGCTTCATTAACATCAGAACAAATTTCTTCGAGGCTGCGATATCTACGCTTGAACGATTCGAGATCACGCTTAGCCGCTTTCATAAGAGCCGATTGTAGACTCTCGCTTTCACGAACATCTTGTAGTGAATAATAACAAGTCTCCTTGTCCGCATGAACTGACAGAAACGCCCTAGGCGGTTCAGTATAATTATCGTCCTCGACGCGCACTAGCCGGATTAACGCGCGCGCTTGATCAAGTCGATATGCTCCTGCTGCCGCCGCATCATCCCATTCAAAATGTTTATGAAGAGGATGGCTCCGAGCCTTAGCAGAATCAACAACAGCCTTTGGTGTTAACTTGCCCCCCGACTTGTCGGCGATCTCTTGAAGGGCCTCGCCGACAATTTGCGGGTTAGTTTTTTTCGCTCCTATGACAGGAAGCGGCTCGTCTTCGTTAAAGATATATCTTACCACTGCACTTACTCCGCTGCTTCTTTAAGATAACCGGATGGGATCGGAAGTGATCCAGTCCCGTTGGCAAATCGTTCCCAGGCTTTTTCCTCGGCCATATCTGCCATATGAAAGGCGCCAAACATACCTTTACGTTCGTTGCGCCACTCGCCAAGTCCAGATGCAAGGCCTGCCTCCGCAACTAGAAATGCAAGTGCCTCATCTGTCATTACCGCCGCATTAAAGCGTCCAGTAATCCGCATCCCCCAATACCTGAATTGCCCGCGATAGGCAAGATTTGCGGTTTTGTTTAGTCCAGCTCCGATCTTCACCATGTCTTCCCGCATCTCAGGTTCGCCACCATAGATGCGAATGAGTGGCATGTCGCAAATAGCTCCGGCAAGCGCCGGGCGCACGCGTACCATATCCGCATCGATCCATAGGGCTTGCATAACTGTGGATCTGGCGATGCCCTTGTCTTTATGAGCCGAGGAAAGAATTGCGTTCTTGATTCCAGTTGCGGGAAACCCATAGACGCCCTCGCTCATTTCATATAGGCTCGACACAAAATCGCCTTCCGGGTCGCGCTTTTCTTTCCCTCCGCGGGTAGCCTTGACTTGCTTCTCCAGCATTTCCCGCTTGGCCTTTTCCGACCAGGCGTGAACGATCAAAGGCGTATCGCCTATGATCCACACGGTGAATTTTTTAAACGGGACTTTTCTTGATAGTGCAGAAGTCAAATTAGCCGTAGTTGTGAGATCTAGCTTAGCATCGTTTTCGTCGAAAACATAAGCTCGCTTTTGCTCTTTTGTTAAGCCTTCGGAAGTCTTTGTAACTGCCTTTCGTTTTGCAACTGGCATGTGCTATTTTCTCCTATCGGTAAAGTGGACGACGTTCTAGTGGTTGGCGCGGCTCGCGTTTGGGCTTATCTGATTTCGGGAATCCACGTGATCTAATCCCTGGCTTTGGCCAAGGAACTCCGACATGAGTTGCTTGCCGTTGTTTGGCTTCCGCGATATATGCTACGTCTACCCATGTTTTCGCAGCATGACAGTCAAGACATAAGCAGCGGCAATTCTCTAGCGTTGCCGTTCCGCCAAGACCATCAGGATTATGATGGTCGCAATGATAGCGTCCAGGGACCAGAACCACATTGCATCGCCTTCCGGTTGGCTTGGTGCCTTCGCATCGGCCGCCGCACTGCAAAAAGCGCGCGGCCATTGTTGACTTGCTAAAATTATGGCGAGTCATATTTTCACGTCCAATGTGTTACTAGAAAGATAAAAATTGTAAATGCGCTGACTGCTGCGAATATTCTAGGATTAGCGGCACTTGATATAAACATTAGTAGGAGTGTCCATATGAAGCCACGATCCCATTCATTTAATTTAATCAGTATATGCCATCCATCCATTATCGCACTCCCTCATAATCCCTCAATAATTCGTGCCATCGCTTCTCGGCTTCCGAACCAGGCTCGATATCCGCACGCGAATTGACGCCGCAATATTTTCTAATCGCAGCCGCGCAGTCCGGCTCTGATACAAAGCCTTTGTTCATCCAGAACTGGAATTCAGCATCCTTGCTTTTAATCGCGGCTTGTTGAACCGCTGGAAGTGTATGGAATGCGCGGCGCGCCTTCTCATACTTTATGTTCATAGTGACATCGACAGGCATTTCTAGACGCGCCACAGCAACCCAACGCTCATGATCAGAGCGCGGCAGACCTCCGAGTGCAGCAAGTGCGGCGTCAGCTTCCTCGATCGGGATCTCAATGACGATCTGAGCAAGCTTGCGCGTTCGGATTATTCGAAAATCCGAAAACGTACCTTTTGTTATCATTGGCTCGGCGGTCATGCCGAACGAATCCAGTTCTTTTCTCCGCCGATGAATTTAACCAGTCCCTTGCCGTTCCGCACCTCGACTATGATTCTACGCTTACGCGCAGGCTTTCTTTTTAAAGCTGAGGTGAGCGTTCTTGCCCTATATTCTCGATCAATCATCAGCCGGTGATCCATGGTGAATCCAGGTGATGGGGGTAGAAGGTGATAGCCGCCCGGATCAATTTTGCCGGTTCTATCAAACTTTTCAATAGAATTGCGTGTTGGCTTCGATGGATTAAAGCGCTCGATGCGGTGGCTTCCCTTATCATCAGGTAGTTCTACATACACAACAGTGCGGAAAAACGCCACCCGTTTAGACCCGTACAATCGATAACAAGCTTTGGCAAATGCGCAGCGCGTCGGTTGTTTTCTCTCCGCGTCATCTTTGTCAGATGAAGACAGGAAAACACGCAGCTCGCGTTTTGCGTCGACAACTGGAAGGCCGCCAAAGATGCGCTTTATGAATTTGTGTTTCATACTCTCTCCTTTGTTGCTAGCGCTTTACCGCGCGTGATAAATGCGTCGTACAGTGTTTTATGTTCTGGCGAAGTCCCGACAATTACAAGCGATGCGCGCATATCTTTTTCGCGCTGGCTCCACCACCATCTCTGTAAATCGCCAGCCGATGCCCATGGATCGGCAATATGGCTGAGTGTGGAGTGCATATAATCGGCAATTTCTTTTTTCAGCGGACCCATTGCCTTGTCCTGAGCTAAAAAGGGATGTCGTCTACCGGATCGTTTGGCGGAGGCGGCGGCGGGGGTGGCTTTCCATTGCCTTGCCGTTGGGCAAGCCTGACACGAATTGCCGCGACGGTATCTCCCTTGAAATCCACCATTGCCTCATAAAGAATGATTTTCCCGCCAGTCCAATTCTCGGTATCATCGCCGTACATTTCTGATATTTTTGAGGCATTGGTTTTATTTAAAACAAGTCCTCGCTCTTTTCCCTGGAAATACAAAATAGGCTTTTGATCCTTGCCAACTGTTTCTATGCTGACATGGGCCATAGTGACAGTGACAGCCTGGCCCTGGAGATCGGCGGCCTTTAAATAATCGCTTGGAAAGGCTGACGAAATTTTCATTGATATTCCTCCTATTTGGTGCGAACTTTCAGGATCGGCACAACATTTGAAAGCGTAGCATATGGCACGAATTCATTGTTTGTAAGCAATTCTCGAATCGCAGCCTTATTCGGCTGGCGTTTGATGACGCACATATAATCTGGAACAAATGACTCATCTGGGATTACAACTGCTGGACGTCCTTGCGATTTAGAGATAGTCATGTCCGGCGCGTCTACGCGCGTGATATTAGCTTCCGTCAATGCCCATAAAGCAAGCGCGCGCAGTCTTTCTGCCTTTGCCTCAAATCGCTGCTTTCGAGCTTGATTGTCAGCAATGATAAGTTTCAGTGCATCCGCCATGGCTGATATGCGCACCGCATCACGGACAAGCGCGGCGACTTGCTCATTTAGATCTGTTAGCCCGTCAATGGTATCAACGAGACATTGATCTTCCGGTAAGAGATCATATTCAAAGGCTAGCTGTTCGCGGATTGCCGTGTAAATCCGGACGGATGTTTGTATGTCAAGCACTTGGATTCCTCCGTCAATCATCGGCTTTTTTAGCCGCTACACAAGCCGCACAAATCATAAAGCCAAAACAGGCCCCGAAACTTGCGCTAACAAAACATGCGATTGCGATAATGGCAGTCATCAAAACCCATGCGTGACGACAAGCGGGGCGCCGCCCACCCCACTCATACCGGTCCATGCGCCGCTGACATAGATTCGGCTTTCAGTGCAAACATTCATTGGCGTCGCCGCGGCCTTCCATGTCGTCCCAAGATTGGGATTAGTGACAACGACGGTTACGGTGCGAAGACATGGACCGATTTCTGGAAGCGGTCCGAAGGTGCGCCACCAGCCGGGAATTCCTGGCATGTCGATAAGCTGACTGAACGGCGCAACTCCAGGCGCAGTGAATATGACCACGTTAATAAAATCCGGGTCAGTATTCGCCGTTATGGTGATCTGCCTCCAGGCATATGCTGGTGATGCGGCAGAGATTGCGATAAGGCTTGCGGCTAATAGGGTTTTTTTCACTGTGGTTCCTTTAAGTTAGTGGTGAATCGTCACGGGCGCGTATCCGTGCATTTCAGACGCTCCATTTCTGGCGCTTAACGATGCCGGCGGGCAGAACTGACCGCAGAGCGCCGGCATGGGGAAGTGTCAGTCCTTCTTTAGATTCACGAAAAGCTCATCGGCAAAATCAAGCATGATAGGGCCGTCTAAGGCGGATGCTAACTCGGTGATTGCGTCAGCAATCCTAGTTAAGGCCTCCGCTATTATCTCGGCTTGTTCATTTGTCATGGGCCACATGTCCATTGCTCATCGGCCTTGGCGTGATGCTCAATATGATGATGTCTACAAAGCCACCGAACAGCGAGCGGCGCGGAATAGTCGTCATGGTGTGCATCCGCTGGCGTTGCGCCACAGACTTCACATGGGCAGCGTTGAAGCTTTCCTGATTCAAGAGCGTGGCTTATCGCCCAACGAGCCTTATTGCGAAGACGGAGCGCTGGATCGCGGCGGTAGTCGCGCATCTGCGCAGCCTTCCGGGCGCGGACTCCATCGCGCTCGATATATTCCTTGTAGCGCTCTGCGCTCCACGGTAAGTTTGGTGTAACAACCGGCCGCCCTTCAGCTTTCCGACGCGCGCGCCATGCACGTTCCCATATGCGACGACACGGCAGGCATCTTTGACCGTGCCCGGTTGCTGTATAATCCGCGCCGCAATCCTTACAGATCGCCATGCTCGCAAGCCGCTTTTCGGCCCATGCCGCATCAAAGTCTTCATCTGGCCGTTCAGCTCCATCATCCGGCTCGGTTGTTTTCCAATGATCGTAAGTCATATTTTCCTCCGCAGTGCCCGGATGCGGGCGTGTGTCTTCGCCACGGCGTGCGCGGTTGCCATGGCTTCCGCTTCAAGCGCGCGGTGCACGGCGTCTATGACGGGTGTGATGTCGATGTAGGGTGCATTGCGCACCACCCACGACTCTGGGTCCGCAACCGGCGCGCAGTCGGCAAGGCGGGCGATTGAGGTGCGGGTCATGATAAGCCCTCTGCAGCCGCAATTGCGGCTCTGGCCTTTTCCGCGCTCGGATAATGCTTCGAGACGTTGATGTCCGCGCATAGCTCTTCGTTAAACCGCAGAAGTGCCTTAAGAGCGTCGAGCAATCGATTATGCGATGCGCGGATCGCCGAACATTCGCTTTCACGGTTCTGGCACACTGGCCCGATCGAGCTGTGGGCTGTCAGGCGGGCGATCGAGCTGCGGGCGGTCATGGCTCAAGTTGTCTTTCGAGAGTTGTAATCTGAACATGACGGCGCAACGCTCTTATATGCGCCGCGTCAAAAACGCCGCGCGAGCCGTCTGGGAATTGGACTTGCCATTGTTCGAAATCTTCTTTTTTTGAGCATCCAATATATGAAAACGCGCGGCGAACGATCTTCGCCTTACGCAACACGCGGAATGACCGCGGGTCGCCGCGTATCTCTGCAACCTCGACGTCCTGGCCTTCGTGGAATTGCTGGGTCATTTCCCTTCTCCATGCTTCGCGAGGGGGCCTCGGCCGCCACTCGCCGCGCTTGTCGCCGCCAATCTGCTACGCCACGAATGGAGAGGTTTATACCGGATAAAAAATCCGAATGCAAGAAAAAAAATCGCAAGCATGGCAGAATTTTTTTCCTGCCTTCTCATTTATGCCTTGCGTTGGTGTGAAGAATGTCGTATTATCTCACGACTTAACTAATCACAAAAAGTTTTGAAAAGTTGGAGATAAATGGGGAGTTCGATCCGAACGGCCGCTATAGCCGCTGCAAGTCGGCGGATTGCTGAGTTAAGAATTTTGCGATGGAGCGCGCCCGTTCCAGAGGATTGGGAGATGGATCTCCGGATTCAGGTGTATCAATCACTTTTATCACGATTACGGCTAGCGCCTGAGCCTCAAGATGAGGATACCCAAGTCCTTCATAGGCCCCCTCTATCGCTCCCCTGAGCACTTCCCGGCTGGTGTCATCTGCGCCTAAAAGTTCATTTGGGCTCCGATGGAGGACCGCCGCCAGCTGGGCAAATTTGGCGAATTGGGTCGTGCTCTTGCCTTCTTGAATTTTTTGGAGAGCGCCGGCACTTATGCCGAGTTCTGCGGCAATCTCCATGGGTGATCGAGGATCAGCCTTAACCACGGCATCAATCCGGTCGCCGATCGCCTTTTCTAAAAGTTCAATGTTATCAGTTATCGTCATCTTAGGACTCGCACGATTTTTTTTCTTGTTCGCATTGTACGCAACTCCATAATTAAAAAAAGCGATAAAAATTCTTGACGTTCCGGAAAAATAATCCTATGCTGCCGCCATGTTCAGGATTTTTAATAAGCTTGGCGGGGACAATTCATCCCTCGACATCATCGCTTCCGTAGAAGGCAAGCGCCCGTCCGCGGATGTTGTTGGCAAGTGGCGAAAGCTGCGCCGCATTCCGGCTATCCGCGCTGTTGCGCTTTTGGACGAATGCGCGCGCCGCGGGATCCCGGCCAGCTACAAAGAAGATTGCGTAGCATCCGAGGACGAAACTTCGCAGTACGAACCGGAGGCCGCCGAATGACTGTCACGCTTCGCCCATACTCTGACAGCTTTAAACGTATTTGCCCAGGACGTGCGGGCACGCCGCCGCAAATCGTTCCAAGCAGACGATACGACTGGACGTCGGAGAGAACATCTTTTCTTAGGACGGCATATTTGGCTGGCTCCGCGGTTGCGGTGATCGCCAATAATCTGGGGTTTCCGCAAGGCGAAATCGAAGCCCGAATTAATACCATTGGCCTTCCTTCTCCTTCCTGTGGATATCATCCGGCATCACTTCCATTTTTCCCGGCAACGCGTGCGCGCATCGCTAAAAGGCGGAGCGCCGAATGACCGCACGATTTCCTCTTGCCTCCCCGCGGCATTCCTCCCGCTGCGGGCAACTGGCCGCGTTCTTCAACAGGTCGCGCGCGGCCTTTTCTCTTCCGCGTCAAGTACCATCCTCCCCAGCAGCCGCGTCCATCAACGGGCTAGCGATCATGGCGCTACAAGGTTACGCACGGCTTACTTGACGCGGTAGGTTTCATTGGCCGCGATGCGTAGCAGACCAGCAGGGATACTGGTTAAGAAGGTGGACCATTTATGTTGGTTATGTGAGCCAAATATCTGAGCAAAGTTAGCCCAAATTAGCGACATGCTTACAGACGAGCAAATCCGGACGTGGATCAAGGCTGCTGAGAAAAGAGAAATAGCGCGGACCGGCCTTAACAAGCCTGAAGCGAGGAAGACATTAGCCCATAGTCTGAGGATTGGTTATTGGTCATTAGTGAATGTTATTAGAGGTAGAATTAAGGGACTGCGTGGGGATCTCAGGGACAAGATCAAGGCGGGAATAATAAGGAATCTCGAAAGTGAGATCGCGAGGCTGGAGAACGAACTGCATTTGGTTAGGCAATGCAATTCTGGTTTGGATGAAGCTAATATTCTGCAGGCTGAGGATTGCCTGGAACAGGCGCGTGCGTTTTTGAAGGGTGAAAGTAATGACTGTTAGCATGAACTTGCATGCCCGACCTCCCTATTGACTATCCCCGTCTTACCCGCAGCGGCGCCGGCAAGGTCAGCTCTCCCGACGTTAAGCACTATCGTACTGGCTCGGCGGAACTGGATAGGCTCGCGGCAGAACATGATCGGATATGGAAGGTATTTCTAGAATCACCTAATAAAGTTATCTCACCACCGCTGTCGTCAGCGCCAATGCCGGCCATATCCGCAGTCTTAATTATACCCGAACTTACGCCTGAACAAAAAGCGCCATTCGCGCGAGCGCATAAGCTAGCTGAAATACAAAAAGTTGTTGCGCAACATTTTGATATTAGCATTCTCGGTATTATTTCTAAATCCAGACTTAAGAAATTTGTGCATGCGCGCCAGGTTGCCATGTACATATGCAGGACAATGACTGGATTACCATATCCGAGAATCGGTGAATGGTTTGGGGGCAGAGATCATACAACCGTAATGCACGGCGTGCGTAAAATAGAAGCGCTGACGAAACAAGATTATGTGCTTGCTGACGAAATCGCGGCGCTGCGCGCGGGGTTGGAGCAATGAGCGAGCCATGGACATTCTTCGATGGGCGTGTGGTGCTGCATGCTGGCGATTGCCGTGATGTGCTGCGCGGGATGGCTGATAATAGCGTTGATAGTGTTGTTACTGATCCGCCGTATCATCTGACGAGTATTGTTAAGAGATTTGGCAGTGAGAATGCGAAGCCGGTTAAATCAAATCTCGAGCAGCCGGCCAACAAAAATCTTGAAAATATAAACGCAGGTGCATTTCGACGCCTATCCAAAGGCTTTATGGGCAAGCAATGGGATGGCGGCGACATCGCATTCCAACCGGAACTATGGGCCGAGGTGTTGCGCGTGCTTAAGCCGGGCGGTTACATCATGGCATTCTCGGGGTGTCGGACGTATCACCGCATGGCATGCGCGATCGAGGATGCTGGGTTTATTACACATCCGATGTTTTGCTATGCGTTTGGAAGCGGATTCCCGAAAGCGCATAATTTGAGCAAGCAGATTGATAAGATGGAAGGTGTTGAACGCAAATCATCATATATTCCAAATGGATTAAATAATACACACGGAGACGGTTGGGGCGGCGGCAATGGAGGTCTCGAACCGCCAGTCACCGATGCCGCCCGCGAATGGGATGGCTGGTTCTATGGAACGCAAAGCTGCAAACCATCTTTTGAGCCGATATTATGCGGTTCTAAGCCCTTTAACGATTGTACGTCAGAGAAATTTATGGTAGAGTTCTCCATCTTAATGGAGGCTCTGTTATGGTTGATCGCACCTGCGAAATTTGTGGAATACATTTCAACGAACAGCCATGCAGACCAGGGCGGTTCTGTTCGATGGATTGCCTTAATAAATCGCGCGCTGTCGTTAGAAGAACCGTCAGACCTGATGGCTACGTTTCCCTCACCGGAGGCGGCCTCAACGTTCTTGAGCATCGTCTTATTATGGAACGCCATCTTGGACGCCAGCTCGCTAAACACGAGCACGTCCATCACAAAAACGGAAACAGGTCTGATAATAGGGTTAAAAACCTTAGAGTCATGGATATCGGCGATCATGCCAGAGAGTTTCATCGAGGCAGTGATCCGTCAAAATGGCGTGTGGTTAGTTGCGCTGGATGTAGAACTCCAATCAAACGTCTCGCATGTGTTCTCGCCAAACATCCAACAGCATTCTGCAGCCGTGAGTGCTATCGCAAATTCCGCTCGCCAGATTCTTTTCACGCTTGCGAATATTGCGGCGGAGAGTTCTTTTCTCCAGCCGTCATTGGTAGGAGATATTGTTCGCGATCCTGCGCGAATTATGCCAGAGCGCAGAAGCGTTGACCTCGAGCCAGTGTACTTCGGGCAGAAGCCGTTCGAGCGCGGACTTAATGGCGCGCAGAATGTCATGAAATGGGGCGTAGGTGCGATTAATGTAGGGGCGTGTAAGGTTGCCGGTTCCAAGCCTAATACAACGCGAGGTGCAGGTGGTCAGAATGGACGTTACGGGCCTCTAGGCGCGATGGGTAGGATAATCGATGATGGTCTCGGCCGCTGGCCTGCCAACCTGATTCACGACGGCAGCGAGGAAGTCCTGGCGTGCTTTCCGGAGACTGGTGATTGGGGGCAGCCGACAAATCATAGCAAATTTAGCGGATTTGAACATAGCGATAGCGGATCAAAAAATAATATAGGATTCGGCGACTCCGGTTCTGCCGCGCGCTTCTTTGCGAGCTTTCCGCAAGATGGTGTGCGGTGTATATTTTACACCAGCAAGGCTGGCGTGAATGATAGGCTAGGGTCATCTCATCCAACTGTAAAGCCTCTCGATCTCATTCAATATTTAGTCCGATTGATCACACCAAAAAACGGTGTATGCCTCGATTTGTTTGCCGGTTCTGGAACAACCGGGGAGGCCGCATTCCGTGAAGGCTTTCGATCAATATTAATTGAACGCGAAGCTGAGTACATTAAGGACATTGAGCGCCGCATGAGCCTTGTCATGGAAGGCCCAGATACGCGCGCATATGCGAGCATGAAAGCGCGGAATAAGCCAAGAGATGATGGGCCATTATTTGGCTTTGAGGAAAATATTCGTGAGCCAAATTTAAAGCCATCAGCAAGCCCGCGACGTCCGTATGCTGACGATACAGCAATTTGGGGAAATCGCAAGCTAGACGAGGCTGCTGAATGATCGCCCAATCCCGCCGCACATCGCTCCTCGAGGCAGCCACGCAGGCCAGCGTAGGCCTTCCGATAGGCCTGGTGGTATCCTATACCGTGGCCTGGTTTCGCCTGCCTCCAGCAGTCTCCGCTGCGTTAATAACTGGCCTTATGTTTGCGCTGTCGGTAGCGCGTGGGTATTGGATTAGACGGCGATTCGAACGGGCGGGGCGCCGCGGGTAATGAGAATGATATTTTTTGAAGGTACCGAAGATGAAATAGCTGAAGATATCGTCGCTGAGGCGAGGCTGCTTTGCAAAAAATACTGCAGTGCGGTTAACTGCGATGATGGATGCAAAGATACTTGGCCAGGCTGCGGCGGGCAACTCCGCAGTTTATTTGGCAAAGCCGCCGAGATAGTTAAACTTAGGAGCGTCAATGAGCGAATGGGATGAAATCCTCAAAAAGCTGAATGGGTTTGATTTGCCTGATGCAACATTACAGGCAGATCATATCATAATGCAAGCACTGGATGGAGTTAGGATTGACAGACATAATCGTGAGCGTGTGCGGGAATATTTGATATTGCATCTGATTTCTGCCGAGGAGCGCGGGCGACGCGAGGGAATAACCAAGGCGCTGGTCGAGGCTAAGCGGCAGAATCTGGGTTGTGATTGATGAGCGTGCGAATTATCAAAGGCGATGTGCGCGAGAAGCTGGCTAAATTGCCGGCGGATTACTTCGACTGCATTGTGACGAGCCCTCCGTATTACCAACTTAGAAATTACAATTGCGAGGGCCAGATCGGCCTCGAACCCACGCTAGACGCATATCTTGAAACAATGGTTGCGGTATGCCGCGAGCTGCGGCGCGTGCTCAAGCCTAGTGGCGTGTGCTTTATTAACATCGGGGATTCTTATAATAGCAGTTCGCAGTTCAATAGTAGTGCAAAAAACATTTATGGAGAAAACAAAGATGTAAAATGGGCAGGCCATAGAGCGGCTGTGCCCGGCCTCAAGCCAAAAGACCTGATGCTCGTCCCCGAACGCCTTGGCATCGCTCTTCAAATGGACGGCTGGTGGGTTCGGTCGCATATCATTTGGGCGAAGAAAAATTGCATGCCTGAGAGCGTTATGGATCGCCCGACGAGTGCGCATGAGACGATTTGGATGCTAACCAAGAGCGCGCGATATTATTGGGATGCGGAGGCGGTGAAGGAACCCGCGGACAGTTTTGGGCGGCAACATACATCGGCCATTCAATCGCCTAAGACTCGCGCGCTTCAAGAAGACGGGGCACACGGAACAGGTGGGGACCTCAGTATCAACTATGAACGAGAAACTCGCAATCTCCGCAATGTCTGGCACATGGCCTCGCACCCATATCCAGACGCACATTTTGCAACATTCCCGCCGGAGCTAGCCGAGCGGTGCATTAAGGCCGGATCGCCGCGCGGCGGCCAGATCCTCGATCCATTTGCTGGCGCAGGCACAACTGGTCTTGTCGCTGATCGCCTTGGCCGCGATTGCACGCTTATCGATCTCAATACCGAATATGCCGAGATGGCATTGAATCGCATTAGGAATGATTGCCCGATGTTCGCGGAGGTTGCAGCAGAATGACCCATTTCATCGCTCGCTTTCCACAACACATTAGGCCTATTTCAAATCCGAATCCAGAAGATTATTTAGAGGCTTCTGAATGGCACCGATCGCGCGGTAATTATTGGCTAGCCGATGATTTTTATTACACTTACCGAAAATTAAAATTGATACGCGAAATGACGCCTCGGCCTATCGAAGCGGAGCGTGCTGGATGAGCGGAATTCCCACCTCTAATGAGGTTCGTGTTTTCTTAGATATCGTTGAAAAACTTGTGCAGTTCGAGGCGCAGCAGCGATATATCAGAGGTTATGGCGCCCTTAACCCATCTAAGTTTTCGAGACCGGAATATGTAAAAGTGTTGAAATGGCTAGAATGCATTAAGGGTGCCTAATGAACGGTTATGAAGATGCTTACGAATCCGCCATGGAGCCGACAAACTCATTTAATTGGGAGCCGCCGGCATTCGATCGCGCGGCGGTGCGTCGAGTGTTCGATAATTATTTAATTGGTTTAGCGCAAAAGAGAGAAATTTACTGCTGGCACTGTAATAGAGAATTAGCGGCCGAATTTTCATATTATTGTTTTGATTGCAGAGAAGAATGCTGGGCATATTGGGGATGCTAGATGAGCCGTGCGTGGATGCCCCTGTATGTTGGAGACTATCTTGGCGACACTAAACGCCTGACGACGCTCGAGCACGGCGCCTATATGCTCTTGATCATGGATTATTGGCGTAATGGCGGCCTCCCTGACGATGATCAAAGGCTTGCTAGGATCGCCGGGCTCTCCGATGATGAGTGGCGATGCGTTCGCATTTCCATTTTTCCGCTTTTTGAGAAAAATTGGCGTCACAAGAGGATCGAAAAAGAGATAAAAAAGTCTGCTGACAAATCGCAGAAGGCTAAGGAATCTGCTGATAAGCTATGGAAAAATAAAAAGAAATCGAAAGATGCGAAGGCATATGCCAACGCAATGCTAGAGCAGCAATGCGTTGGCAATGCTACCACAACCAGATATAAAATAAAACCTTTGGTTTTACAAAAAAATGAAATTTCGCCTCAAGGGATTTTGGAAAAATGCCTTTTGCCGGAAACTGCGGCTGAGGTTATCGCTCATCGGAAGGCGCTGAAGAAGCCGCTGACGGCAGGTGCGGCCAAAGGTCTGGCGAAAGCCTTTGCCGAGTTCGGCGACGCTGAGAAGGCGGCTAGCGAAATGATGTTGCACGGCTGGCAAGGTTTTGATCCTCAATGGGTAAAAAATTCTCATGCGGTTAATTCTGGAAAGCTTGCTAGTTCATCTCTATTTTTCGTTAAAGAGGAAACTCCGCAATGGGACGCTTGGGTATCGGTATATCGGAAATCAGGAAAAGTGCCTCCCTCTCCGATATGCCGGAAAGGGACGAACGAACGGGGCTGGCACTTCCCGACCGAATGGCCGCCGGAATGAGGCAAGACCGCCATGCGCCACTTGCTCCGCCGCTCGCTGTTGAGCTAGCGCGGCTCGAGGCCGAATATTGCGACAAGCCATTGCCCAAACTCTCAGATGAGCTTAAGTTGAAGCTAGGCGTGGGAATTCCGGAGATTTCCAAATGATACTCGCTGGCGTGATCTTGGCCACACTTATGATCGGATTCTTGCTTGGACTATACTTACGGTGACGGCTAAGGTTGATTTAGCCGCGACAATTGAGGAAGTCCGCATGATCGATTTAAAAGGCGTTTTCCTGCCACAGAAACGGCCCCTGAATAGGGTTGAGCGGGTTGAGGCTCGTTACGATACCAATGGGAAAAGATGGCCAGTCACGGACCTTCCTAATTGAATTTAGAAAGGGTATAAAGAGGCGGAGCCGTAAAGTATGATACTGCTCTTTTATTTGCTGCTTGTATTTGGCCCTTCAATCGGTTTGATTTTGGCCACCATTGTCAACGCTTGGCTGGGCTTCGCGCTGCTCGGTTCGTGGCTTCTGCTGGTCATATTCGTTTTTGCGGGATTCTGGCTGTGAACTTACCAATGGCAAGGATGTGCGATGGCTGAGAAACCGAATAGCGCTCAATGCGTAATTCGTGAGCAGATTATCGAAGACCGGGTATCAGGATTGACATTTCAATTTGTCGCAATGCCGACGAGTGATGCCCCCGTCCGGCTTCGAGTGTTCGGTGAAATGCCATTCGGAAACAGGGAGATTCTGTTTGACCATAATGGCATGGAAGCGGGGGCAGGAACTGCATTGGCTAGCTCCTGTCGCCCAACTTGCCTTAGAATAGTTGAAGATTAAGCAGCCAGGAAAAAATGAACGGAATGGTGTCCTAATTTACGGTAGTTGGCACAAGGCGTATAAAATGAAGCTTCATCCCGGCGTAGGCATTGTTTTGTCTGTTGGATTGGCGGCAATTGGTGTCGGTTTAGCCTTGTGGTTTGTTACTGACATTAATGAGCAGAGAGCCTGGGCGGTGATACTGATAGCAGTCGTCGTTACCGTTTGGATGGCAGGTGCTGGGTTTTATCTTGACCGAATGCGGGCCGCTGAGCACAAGGAATATATGGAATAGATCGCAAGCAGCGGGGAGCGCCGTGGCGTCAAACCTGCTCACGATACGGTCGCCGTCAACATATTCTAGAGCCGTCAGGGGCCCGGAGGTTAATTCATTGGAAATAAAGGGTTTTAGGTTGCCTGGCGCCAAGAAAATGGGTAGAGGGGCCCCGCTTTCTTGGTGAGCTTTTTCAGTCGTTAGGGGCGGTGCCAACTACCGTAAACTAGGGCATTCCGAAAATGAATTCCGATCATGAAGCCTTAAAGCTCAAAATCAAAAATGCTTGGCTTACGCTTGCCATGCTGCCGGATCCTGATGCGCGCTATCGCCGAGCGCTTGCGAGCGGCTGGGTTATGAAAATCGTCCAGGATTATCATGATGCCTATGGCTCGACGCCGGCCAGCTGGAAGGGCACTCCTAGCCCGAAAGAGATTTCCGAAATGGAATATATTCTCGATTGGCTGGCATGGCTGCGGCGCGTTGGGGAGCCGGGCGGGGGTGAGTATTCGATCAAACGCTTGGCTGCATGGGGCTATGGTGTGGCGGTTTGGAAAATGGCTCAGCGGGAGCACTGTACCGAGAAGACTATTTATAATCGAATTGATAGAAGTGTGGCGAAAATCCTGTTGAAATTCAGATGCATAGATGTTAAATTTGAAATCATCAACGAGCCTGAACCGCGATCGGCGAGAATTCGTGGATTCATGGATGGCGATGTCTCGACGATCGGCGGCGCTCCTGCCAGTCTTGAGCCAGGTAGGGTATATCTGGACGGCATTGGTTTCATGTTCCGGGGGGAAAAGTACCGGTCAGCTTATGACGAGGCTGTGGACAATCGTGGGAAAAGGCGGGCATGAACATTTATTTTGTTGACTTTACAGGAATTACACCAGAAAAGCGGAATTAATGGTCAGAGTGAAGATTTCCGTTCAACATTTCCCGGTATGAGCCTTGCGCCGTCAACGCTCGCGGCGGGCTGGGAAGGCCCAGAGTTTTAACTAGGCTCATGGAGCCAAGCAGCCTACATACCACTAGGCTCATGGCAACGCTTCGTTGGGCGCCGGGAAAACAGGACGGCACTGTGAATGCCGTCCTGTCGAGTTAATCCGAGCCCGTTATTTCCTGGACTCGTTCGTGATATTCCTGCCGCAGCTTATCGCGTTTCGCGATGTAATCCTGCTGGAGCGAGAATTGCTTAGCTTGATGGTCGAAGCGGGCTTTTTCGAGGTCCGATTCGATGTCGTTCAGCTCGATAGTTTCATTGGTGGCGGCGAGCGTGCCGGCCTTTAGGCGTGTGACTTGGTTCATTTCGGTTTCCTTTTAGTGCAGCCGCAGAATGGATAATTGCATGGCTGGAAGGCGCATTTCCTGGTTCTGGCCTTAAGTCTTGTGACTTGCTGCATTTGTGGTATCCTGTGATCTGGCTAGCTCCAACTAGCTGAGGATTCCGGGCCGCCGCGCCGCGGCTGGCAGCGCGACATGATGCTATGTCCGCATAGCGCGGCGGTCCGGGTCGGTGAGACGCCAGGCGCGAGTCCCTGACAGCCAAGGGGCCGATTGCCCCTACCTGGGCGTCTCGGTGAAGCGTCGCGGGCTTTGCAGAGCATTATCCGCGCATTCATCTACTTCGCCCCATTTCTGGCGCTTCGTGACGCCGGCCGTGACCGGCGCTTCGAAGGGTCATTTCGTGAAGTGGTCATGCGATGTTTGCTTGATTTGACCAGCGAATGAATATTCAATGGTCGGTGCCTTCGGCCCATCTTTTCCGTCCGGAACTATGCGGAGGAAAATGACCTCGGAACCTTGGTTGACGAAGCCGCGCTTGAAGCGAAGTTTGTCACCAGATTTTGCGGTTCTGATTTGCTGAGCGTTCATTTTCGTTCTCCCTTGGTTTGGTTTACAAGCTTTGCTAGGCCGCCGGTTGAAGCGTGGCGCTTCGTGACTGGGCTGTGCCATAGCCCAGCTTCGAAGGGTCAGAATATTTCCTCGATTTGGTCGGGGAAATAAGCGCGGGGGGCCGACACGAAGCAGATGTTGCCATTCTCGTCGCTTCCCACGAACGCATAAAGCGTATAGGAACGGCAAGA